TACTACAGGTACAGGTGGTTCATCAGGTAATTCAGGTACTACAGGTACAGGTGGTTCATCAGGTACTTCAGGTACAAGTGGTTCATCAGGTTTAAGTGGTACTACAGGTACAGCAGGTTCATCAGGTGATTCAGGTACTACAGGTACAGGTGGTTCATCAGGTAATTCAGGTACTTCAGGTACAGCAGGTTCATCAGGTAATTCAGGTGCAAGTGGTACAGCAGGTACAGCAGGTTCATCAGGTGATTCAGGTACTACAGGTACTTCAGGTTCATCAGGTTTAAGTGGTACTTCAGGTACAGGTGGTTCATCAGGTAATTCAGGTACTTCAGGTACAGCAGGTTCCTCAGGTAATTCAGGTGCAAGTGGTACAGCAGGTACAGCAGGTTCATCAGGTAACTCAGGTACTACAGGTACAAGTGGTTCATCAGGTAATTCAGGTACTACAGGTACAGGTGGTTCATCAGGTAATTCAGGTACTACAGGTACAGGTGGTTCATCAGGTAATTCAGGTACTTCAGGTACAGGTGGTTCATCAGGTAATTCAGGTACTTCAGGTACAGCAGGTTCATCAGGTACTTCAGGTGCAAGTGGTACAGCAGGTTTATCAGGTACTTCAGGTTCATCAGGTACAAGTGGTATATCAGCTGCATTTGTAATATCAGATGAAGGAACTACTATTGGTACAGGAACAGTTACACAAATAAATTTTGCAGGAGGAGGTGTAACAGCTACGGCTGCAGCTGCAGGTTATGCTAATATTAGTATCCCATCCAACGCTTATGATTTCTCTTTATTTGCTGATACAGGGGATATTGATCCTGTAGCAAGTGGTGATCAGGTAGAGATTTTTGGTGGTACAAATGTTACCACAGGGATTAGTGGAACTACGCTAACTATAAATGCTGCAGGTGGTGTAACATTTGATCAAACCCCACCAGCTGGAACAAAAGATGTATTAACATTCCAAAGTAATACTGTAATTAATTCAAATAGTAACTTTCAATGGAATCAATCCACTCGAGCGATTACTATTGGATCTACATATCAAATTGAACAACTCCAAACAGGAGTATTTACACTTAATTCAGGTAATGAAGATGAATACACAGAAATTCGAGGATTTGGTGGTAATATAGTACAAAGATGGGATGAAGATTTCACTTACATTAATGGTGGTGGGTTAATTGTTGGTGCTACTACAGCTACAACTACTAATGGATTAATTAGAGCCACAAATGATGTTATTGCATTTTACTCATCAGATAGAAGATTAAAAACCAACATATTAAATATACCAAATGCTTTAGAAAAAGTAAATATGTTAAATGGTGTTACATTTGATTGGAAAGAGTTTGAAGAAAATAAAAATAAAGAAATCCATGCTAATGAAGGAGCAGATGTAGGTATTATAGCACAAGAAGTTGAAGCAATATTCCCAGAGTTAGTAGATAACAGAGAAAATGGATATAAAGCCGTTAAATATGATAAATTAGTAGCAGTATTAATTGAAGCAGTTAAAGAACTAAATGAAAAAGTCAATATTTTAGAAAATAAAAGTAAAAATTAAATGGCTAATAATTCACTAGATGACATATATGATGTAGCTTATAAAGCATCAGCTTCAGTATCAGGATTTAACGCTGGAAACAAATCTTTAACAAGTTTATGTCAAAATATGCCTCCTTTTTCTAGCTCAGCAATTCCATCTGCTGCTGTCGCGAATTTACTAATAAAGTATAATAATGGAAATATGTCAGGGCAGGATGCACCTGGTAATGCAGTAACAAGTGTTAATAATACAAATATATCTTTAGGAACATTATCTTCATTTTCAGGTTCATTTGCTAATAATTATACTTTTGGGGCTACATATAATTTCCCAACCATGTTTTTTAAATATGTTCCTGAAGGAAGTAATAATACTAAAATTAATTTATATAGAGAAGCAACTCAAAAAGTAGTAGATACTACTAATTTTCAATCTGTTAATTCTAGTGCAAACCCCGAACAATCAGGAAGTTTTGGGTTACCATGGAAAAAGGGAACTGGATCATTTCCTACACCAGACTTTGCAGGGACACTTACGTGTGGTGGAGTTTCTAACAACTATTGGCATATTAGTAGTTCATGTGAAAATGGAGATCCAATACCTCCAGGATCAGGTTCGTATATGATACCAAATGGTGCAGATGGTGAAGATACTGTTTTTATAGCATTTTGGATAAAACCTGCTGAAGGTCAAGAAGTAACTAAAACTGTATGGTGTTCTAATAACCAAGCAGGTGGTAATTATGATTGGGACCCATATGCTGGAATCCAATTCCAATTAACTTCTACAGGAAATTTAATAATAAGTAAAGGAGATTGTACAGGTACTACATCTCGTAATAGAACAACATTTCAAACTAGTTGGCAATTAGTTTTTGGTGTCTGGAATCTTGTATGTATAAGAGTTACATCAGCAGGAAGTAATGTTGCAACCAGTACAAATTATGCTTGGGGTTATTTTCCAAATCGAGGAGTTTATGGTTGGAATGGTGCTGGATTAAGTTATTTAAACGGAACTGGTGGTAATATCTGTTTTAGAGGAGATAGAGAACTTGTAGTTAATCCTGGAGATGGAGAAGAATATTTTACGGGACAAATAGGACATTGGTATTTCTTTGCAGAAAAAGGAAATACTCAAGTAACAGATAGTCAAAGATTTCAACTTCAATATTCAACAAATAGTGGAAGTTATGAATTATATACATCTTAAATTAAAAAATTATGTCATTATTTGAAGACTTATCTAGAGGAGCAAGACTTACCTTTAAAAGAGGAGATACGGATGAATTTAACTTTGAAGGAGAATTCGAAGGTGGAGTATTGGTGCAACTTATTGGTGGAAGACCTACAGGTATTACATATGTTTGTTCGTTTGATCAAAGAGATCCAACAAAAATATACATACAATTTATAAATAGACAAAACACTGAAAATTATTATCCAAAAGCTGAAGGAAATGGTGGTATATATAGTGTAATTCTATAACTTATTTCAAATATTTAAATTTTTTATTATATTTATAACAAAATTATAATATGGCTCATCAAGATCTATCAGCAGCAGGAATAGTAACAGGACAAATTGTAGAAGCATCCGAAATAACACAATTTGTAAATGCTCTCACAGGTACACCCGTTGGGGGAACAGGATATGACATTACTATATCTGGATCACTTAATTTAACAGGTTCATTTTTAATGACTGGCTCTTTGATTAATGAATACTCAGGACAGTTTAGTGCATTAGGGTTAGGAGTAACAGCTCCAACAGCTCCAACAATGTTACACATTAAAGATACAGCTGCAGGAGGGGATCCTATTGCTTTACTTGAAGCTAATGCTGGTACAGACAATGCTAGAATAAGATTTTCAAATTCAGATGTATTGTATGATTTAGGAGCTTATGGTTCATCAGGTGATAGTTTTCAAATAGTACAAGATCAAACAGGTACCCCAAGATTTCCCTTTACAATAAATAAAGACACAGTTAGCTATACATTATATTCAGCAGGTGATAGTGTTGGTATAGGGTTAGGTGCAAGTACTTCAACAATATTAACTCCTTTACCTGCAGGTTCTTTACAAGCAGCAGGAAGGGTAAGTGGTAGTTCATTAAGAGCAGGAATAATATCAGCTAGTGATAGTGGAATAAACATACATGGAACAGCTTCATATGCTAATTATGCTACTACAGCAGGTTCAGTAACAGCAGTTAACTTAAGTGAAGTAGTTATGGCAGGCGGAGGAGCCGCTTCATTATATTCTGCAAGTAATGCTTTTAATTCAGCATTTAATATAGTTTCTAATGGGGGAACTATAAAAGGAACTAATATACAATATTTGACCGGTGGTGAATTAAAGGACAGTTCAGGTGAGACTATAATTAATGGAAATATTCAAACCAATACTTTACAATTTGGAGATATAAGTCAAGGTGGAGGTGGAAATGGTGCTCGTTGGTATTTAGATACAACTAATGATATATCATATTTTAAAACAGATAATACTGACCCTCATAGTATACATGCAAGTGGAAACATTACAAGTGTTAATAAGTTACTTGCATCTGGTAGTGCATCACCATCAGTAGTAGTAGGGCCTAATGCAAATGCAGGTTCTGCAAATGCTGCCTCAGCCTCATTATTTATTAATAACTTAGAATTTTGTAATGATGCTACAGCTTATATAAGTAACAATAATTCTTCTCCTTTAGCTAATTTAGCATTTTCAGCTCAAGGAGGCTCATCAAATGTCTCGGCAATTATATCAGGTTCAAAAGATTTTACTTTAAACCAATCACTTATAGTACTTAACAAAACAGGACAAAGTGATGATAGTCTTAGAATGTCTTATAAGTATGGATCAACTTCAAACCATGCTAGAATGGTATTTGAAGGTAACGGTGTAATTACAACAAATGCTGCTACAGGAAATGTGTGGGATTGGCAACCAAATACCTCTGACACAGGAACTTATGTGTTTAAATATAGTATAATAGGTGCTGATGAAACTAATCCAACATCCCAACAAACCAACCAAGTTTATGTAAGAACTGATCAAGTAACTTTTTGGAATGGAACAAGGTTTTTTCTTATAGGAACTAATAACATTACTAATATTACTGGTGGTTTAAGTAGTGCAATAGTAAATATTGGACTTGGAGCCGGAAACAATACAATGGCCGTTGATTGTACTGGACAAGCTGGAAAGTCTATATCTTGGAAAATATTTGTAGAAGTTGAAATGGTTAATGCAGCTATAATATAATTTTATTACACTCTTTAGGTTTTTGATTAAAAAACTAATATGTATAACAAAACATAAATAGTAAAAATATTATGAACGAAAAAAAAGTTTTATCCCAAGAAGAAATTGATGAATTAAAAGAATTACAAAATACTTTTAAAAACTTAACAGAAGTTTCAGGCGTTATTGAAATGCAACATTACAACATACAATTAAAAAAAGAACAATTGAAGTCAAATTTACAAAGTTTACAAGAAAAAGAAGTTATCCTTGCTAAAAATTTAGAAGATAAATATGGTCAAGGAAGCATTTCTTTAGAAACAGGTGAATTTTTACCAAGTAAATAGACTTTTGAAAAAATTTAGTATATTTATCATAAAAATAACATAAAATGGCAGAAACATTAATTTCCCCAGGAGTATTAGCAAGAGAAAATGATCAATCTCAAATTACTTCACAACCAATACAAGCCGGAGCAGCTATTGTTGGTCCTACTGTATTAGGTAAAAAAGGAGTTCCAAAACTAGTAACTAGTTACTCAGAGTTCCTAGCTAATTTTGGTAGCACTTTTTCAAGTGGTTCAGATCAATTCACTTATTTTACTTCGGTATCAGCATATAATTATTTTAATAATGGAGGAACTTCATTACTAGTAGATAGAGTAAATTCAGGATCATTTAGTCCTGCAGTTTCAACACTAGTTCCAGCTGTAGAAGCAGAAAGTGGTAATTTATTAGTTGGTGGAAGTCTTTTAACTGAATTAACAAGTGGTGGATCAGGTGGTACAGCAGGTACTTTTGCCGATAAAGATTTAGCTACTGTAACTGGTACTGGATCAGGAGGTAAAGTTGATATTGTAACATCTACTTCTCTTGGAAAATTATTAACAACTGCAGATGCTTTATTACCAGAAATTAATGCAGGTACTAACCCAACAGATTGTGGTACAGCAGTTTATACAGATGTTATCATAACACAAGGTTCAACAGTATCAGGTAAAGCAACAGTAACGGTAACAGGAACAACAGCTCCAACTATAACAGGTATTACAGTTACTACCCCAGGAACAGGATATGTAGCTGGAGGAATTACAATAGCAGAAGGGTTATTAGGAACTGGACAATTAATAACAGCTCAAGATGTATTATCTATTAGTGCCCTATCAGGTGGTACTACATTAGGTAATGTAGTAGGACCATTTACAATTGCACAATCAGGAGCAGTTACAGGTGGTTCACAACAAACAGGATTAGGTGCTACTATAGCAGTAACAGGTGATGGAGCAGGTGCTTTATCAGCAGTTTCAGTTGCAAATATTGGAACTAATTATGTTACTGGTAATATTATAAAAATTACAGCAGCAGATTTATTAGCAGCTGGATTTACGTCATGTGATCAAGATTTAGATATTACATTAGCAGTTGGAAATGTCTCTAATTCTTCAGCAGTAGCAGCTACTATAACAGTAGCAGATTTATTAGTTGAAGTTTCCTCAGCTACAATAGACACAGCTGGAACAGGGTACGCAATTGGTGATCAAGTACAAGTAATAACATCAGACATAGGTAACTCAGCAGCTCCTGCATTATTTACATTAGTAAATGCTAATATAATAGATACAAATGTATTTACATTAGAAACAATTTCTGAAGGTACTATAATGAATAGTACAGGACCAGAAAATATTAATGGTGCTTTAGCTAGTGGGTCAAGAAATAACATTAGATGGGAAATACAAGCCCCAAATACAGGATCAGGAACATTTAGTTTAATTATTAGACAAGGTAATGATAATTCAAAATCAAAATCTATTTTAGAAATATTCCCTAATGTTTCATTAGATCCAAAACAATCAAACTACATAGCTAGAATTGTTGGAGATTTTACAGAAAATTTGATAGGAGCTGGAACAAATGATCCTTACATACAAACAACTGGATCATATGCAAATGGATCTAGATTTGTAAGAGTTTCATCTGTTAATTTAAAAACTCCTGATTATTTTGATAATGATGGTATTGCAAAAGCAGAATTTACAGGATCAATTCCTGGAGCAAGTAGTGGATCATTTGGAGGTGCAGATGGAGCAATAGTTTCTGCAAATCAAAATTACTACCAAGAAATTAATAATAGTGATACTCAAGGGGTTGATGCAGCATCAATTCCAGATTATACAGATGCATTTAATTTATTAGCAAATAAAGATGATTATAGATATAACATACTATCATCCCCAGGATTAGTTTATGCTAATTCAGCTCATGCTACTCCATTAAATGTAGGAGTTCAAAACGTACAAAGAAGAGGTGATGCAATATTTATTTTAGATTTAGAAAATTATTCATCAACTGTATCAGCAGCTGTTGGAACAGCAGCAAGTATAGATAACTCATATGCAGCAGCATATTGGCCATGGTTACAGCTAGCAGATCCAGATTCAAGACAGTTAGTATGGGTACCAGCTTCAACGTTAATGCCTGGAGTATATGCGTATAACGACAAGTCAGCTGAAGCATGGTTCGCTCCGGCGGGTATTAATAGAGGCGGTTTAAGTACGGTAGTTCAAGCTGAAAGAAAATTAACTCAAACTAATAGAGATGATCTTTATACAGGGAAAGTTAATCCAATAGCAACATTCCCAGGAAGGGGAGTTGTAGTATTTGGACAAAAAACATTACAATCTCAAGCATCAGCTTTAGATAGAGTAAATGTTAGAAGATTATTAATTGAACTTAAATCATACATTTCACAAGTAGCTGATAATTTAGTATTTGAACAAAATACAGCAGCAACAAGAAATGGATTTTTAGCTCAAGTAAATCCATATTTGGAGTCAGTACAACAAAGACAAGGTTTATACGCGTTTAAAGTCGTTATGGATGCTTCAAATAATGGACCCGACGTAGTCGATAGAAACCAAATGGTAGGTGCTATATACTTACAGCCAACAAAAACAGCTGAATTTATATACTTAGATTTTAATATCTTACCAACTGGAGCTTCATTCCCGTCGTAAAAACTTAAAAATTAGATATTTATAATAAAATAAAAAAGAAATAAAATGGCAGTATTAAACCCAAACGAAATATTTTTCACAGCTTTTGAACCAAAAGTAGCTAATAGATTTATAATGTATGTAGATGGAATTCCTTCTTATATAATTAAAGGTATTAGTGGAATGGGTTTTGCACAAGATGAAATCGTACTTAACCATATCAATACTTATAGAAAAGTAAAAGGTAAGTTAAGATGGAATGATATCACAATGCAATTATTCGATCCAATTACACCATCTGGAGCTCAAGCAGTAATGGAATGGACTAGATTACATCATGAATCAGTAACTGGTAGAGACGGTTATTCTGATTTTTACAAGAAAGATCTTACAATTGATGTATTAGGCCCTGTAGGTGATGTAGTTTCTGAATGGATTATTAAAGGAGCATTTATTAAAGATGCATCATTTGGAGATTATAACTGGGATGAAGATGGAACAGCGCAAAATATTGATATGACAATAGGAATGGATTACTGCGTCTTGAATTTCTAAAAAACAATCAACATACTTTTAAAAATAGCTTGGCTTACGTCAAGCTTTTTTTTATATTATATATGTATAATAAGAAATTAAGTTATAACAAATAAAATTTATATGGACCAAACACCAAAAACAACATCCAAAGTAGCAGCACCTCAAGTAGCAGCACCTCAAGTTACAGCACCTCAAGTATCAGCAGCTCCAAAATTTAAATTCCCATCAGAAACTGTAGATTTACCTTCTAAAGGGATAGTGTATCCATCCACTTCTCCATTTTCATCAGGAAAAGTAGAAATGAAATACATGACTGCTAGGGAAGAAGATATTATTACAAATAATGCCTACATTCAAAAAGGACAAGTTATAGATAAATTATTAGAAGCGTTAGTAGTAACTCCTGGAGCAGATATTGCTGATTTAATAGTAGGTGATAAAAATGCATTATTAGTAGCATCTCGTGTATTAGGGTATGGTTCAATTTATAAATTTGAATATATGGGTGAAGATCATGAAGTTGATTTAGCTACTTTAGAAAACAAACCATTTAATGAGTCATTATTTACTAAAGGTATAAATAAATTCCATTTTCAAACTCCTACTGGAGACAATTTAATTGAATTTCAATTAATGACTGATAAAACAGAAAAATTGGTAAATGCTGAATTAAAAGGTTTAAGAAAACTAAACAAAGCAGTAAATCCAGAAATGTCTACAAGAATGAAACATATGATTATTTCAGTAGATGGAAACCCAGATAAAAAAGACGTTAGAGAATTTGTAGACAATTATTTCTTAGCAAGAGATGCAAAAGCTCTTCGAGACTACATTGTCGAAATTCAACCCGATGTCGATTTTTCATTCGATCGGGAAAAGCCAAATGGTGATATAGAAGAAATTGACATTCCAATAGGTGCCAACTTTTTTTTCCCTGACGCATAATCAAGCAGTAGAATATAGACAAAACTTATTTAATCAAATCCACGAAATTGTTTTTCATGGGAATGGGGGTTATGACTGGCATACGGTATATGAAATGCCTATATGGTTAAGAAATTTTACTTATAAAAAAATATCAGATCATTTTGAAGCTCAAAATAAAGCACAAAGTGGTACGTCTACTAATGATTTAGAAAAAGGAAGAGAGATTTTAAAACAAGCTCAAAGAAGTGATCCCGCAAATGCCCAAAAGGATAAATACATAGAAAAATTTTCTAAACCATCACAAAAAGTAAAAATACCAGATTTTGTTACTACTAAGGCTAAAAAAGCATAATTTAGTAATATTTATAACAAAATAACCGGCTAATGTCAAAAGCATCAGAAATAAGAGAATTAAACAAGCAGTTAGAAGCACTTGAAAAAAAATACAAGGAATTAAATAGAATTTCTCCTTTTCAAGGGAAAGATGCTAAAGAAGTAGCAAAACAATATGGCTCTGTAAATAAAGCAATGAAGGAAGTTGCAACTTCTTTTACGGGCATTAGGGCTGACATCTTAGAAATGGACTCTGGATTAGATGGTTTAAAGTCTATATTTGCAGACATTGGTAAAGAATTAGGGGATATGGATAATCCTTTAAAAGCAGCAACTAAATCATTCAAAAAATTAAGAAACTTTGCTGAAGATTTATCTGATATACAATATGATATATCTTCATCTTCAATGAAAGAAACTAAATCTTTAAAAACTAAAGTAAATTTAGAATTTAATAGATTAAAACGACAAAAAGCAGCTTTACAAAACCAATTACAAAGTAGTAACTTAACTGCAAAAGAAAGAGATGCTACTATAGAATTAATTGAATTAGCATCTGATAAGGAAAAAGCAATGGAAGGTCAAGTTGGATATCAATCTGACTTTAACAAAGCTTTAAATACAACCCTTAAACGCCAAAAAAGAATTAGTAATGCTACTGGTTTAACAGGAAAAGCAATAAAAGGATTAAGTGGATTTGCAGAAAAGATAGGTTTTGGTGATATGGGTGATGATCTTGATGACATACAATCGCAAATGAAAGATCAAGCTGTTACTTTAACAGATAATGGTAAAAAGGCAGCAGGTTTAGGAGGACAGTTTAAAATAATGGGTACTGGATTAAAAGGTTTAGGTAAATCTTTAGCTTCAGCTTTAACAGATCCTCTTGTTATTGTAACTATGATAGTAAAAGCTGTTAAATTTTTATTTAAAATATTTACATCAACTTTAGATAAAGTTAATAAAGTAGGACAAGCCTTTGGGGTAGCAGGAAAAAATGCTGAATTTTTAAAAAATCAAATTACCGCAGCTGGGGATGCATCTGGAAATGTTTTTTACTTTACTGAAGAATTAATAGAAGCTCAAAAAGAATTAAATAATGTAGCTGGAGTAACTTTAAAATTTAATGAAGCTAATGCAAAATCTTTTCAAGATTTAACTTTATACGCTGGTTATAGTGCAGAGCAAATAAAAGCATTAACAAAATTATCCTATGAGGCAGGAGTTCCTTTAATGGAGATGGAAAATGCTGTGGTAGGTACATTAAATGCAGCTAATGATGCAACTGGCATTTATATAGATCAAAATGCTATATTTAACCAATTACAGGGTGCTAGTGCAAGTGTAAGATTTAATATTAAAGGTGGAACTGAAGGTTTAGTAAAAGCAGCACATACTGCAGCTAGGTTAGGAACTACAATGGATGAAATAGCTGCAGCTTCTAAAACACATTTAGATTTTGAGTCTTCAATAGCTAAAGAAATTGAAGCAGAAATGTTTCTCCAAAAAGATTTAAGTTTAGATAAATTAAGACATGCAGTAGCAACAGGAGACACAGCTACTATGGCAGCAGAACAATTAAGACTTGTTACAGAGAATAAAAAAGCACTTGAGGGTAATGTATTTGCTCAAGAAGCATTTTCTGGTTTATTAGGAATATCTCAGGATAAACTAACTGAAATGATGTTAGGTGAGAAAAAGTTAGCAAATATTAAAAAAGATCAATTAAAGACTGAAAAAGCTTCAGGTAAAGAAATGTCTGATCAAGGTAAAGAAGCAGTTGCATTTGATAGAAGTATGCAAAGTGCTGTAAAGCAATTAAAGACTGCTTTAGAACCTATAGCTAAAAAAATAGGTCCTGTTATATTAAACATGGTTCAAGCAATAGGTCCTATAATTGAAAAAGTATTAACTTTCTTAGGAGGCCCATATGGAAAAATAATGATGGGATTAGCAGCAGGATTTTTAGCTATTAAGGGTGCTGTAGCTATAGTAAGTAAAGTTAAAAGTTTCTTTGGAAAAGGTTTTGCGGCATTTGGAAAAAGAGGTTCAAATCCTTTTAACCCTATGTTTGTAGAAGATGCTACTGGAAGTGGTGGTGGTGGTGGCGGCGGCGGTGGCGGCGGCGGAGGTGGAAGTCGAGGAAATAAAGGAGTTACGTACGATAAAAAAGCTAAGAGATATAGAAACTCAAAAGGCCAATTTACTAAAAAACCAAAAGGATTTAAACCAAAAACAAGATTTAAAGGTAGAGGTAGAGGACTAGCGGGTTTACTACTAGCTGGAGGGGGAATGATGTTGGCAAATTCATTAATGTCAGGTGGAGGTGAAAATAGTGAAGGTGTAGATGAATATGGAAACCCAATTGAAGGTGGAGGTGGAATGAGTACAAATGCTATGGTTGGTGGCGGAATGATGGGTGTTAGTGGAATGGATATGGGTTTAATGGGTGCTGAAGTAGGAGCAGATGCATTAACTGGGAATATGGGTAATAAAGCAAAAACAACACCAAAACCAAAACCAAAACCAAAACCTAAACCAAAACCAAAAGCAAGTAAAGGATTTTTTAGTAATCTATATGATGGGGCAAAAAATATGGCTAGCAATGCCTACTCAGGAGCAAAAGGAATGGCTAGCAGTGCCTACTCAGGAGTTAGTAATGCCTATCAAGGAGCAAAAGGAATGGCTAGTAATGCCTATCAAGGAGCAAAAGGAATGGCTAGTAATGCTTATCAAGGAGCAAAAGGAATGGCTAGTAGCGCTTATCAAGGAGCAAAAGGAATGATGCCTGATTTTGTTGGGCAGTCTAAAAAATGGTTAGGATCTAAAATGGGTAGCATTTTTCCAACCTTAATTAAAAAAGTAAAAGATCCTTTAAAGTCAGTTTTAAGTAAAATCCCATTTATAGGAGCTATTATGGAGATGTTATTTACAGGAATGGATGTAAATTCAATTGCTAAATCTAAAGATATGTCTCCATCTGAAATGTATGGGGAGATGGGTTCATCTATAATAAGTGGTGGTATGGGATTAGTTGGTGGTTCTTTAGCAGCTGCTGGGGTTTCATCTTTACAGGCAGTAGGAATACCTGGATGGTTACTTTCAGGTGCAGCTTATATGGGAGGTGATTATTTAGGTAGAATGTTAGGAGATGCAATAGCAGATTATGTAGGAGGACCGGCATTAGGAAAATCAATATTTGATTTATTTTACTCAGATTCTCCAAAAGGGGGAGATGGGGAAGTCGCTATGTTAGCAAAAGGAGGTATAGTAAATCAAGCAACTCCTGCAATTATAGGAGAAGCAGGGCCAGAAGCAGTTATACCTTTAACTAAATTTTATGAAAAAATAGATGAACTAATAAAAGTTGTAAAACAGCAAGGAACAGTTTATTTAGATGGAGTTAAAGTAGGAGAAGTATTAGCTTTACAATCATCAGCAATGTAGATAAGGTATTGTAATCTTCCTAAATAGGTTAATATTTATAATAAAACCAATAAAAATTTAAATTATGGCAAATTCATTATTAAACAAATTCGATTCAAATGGTTCACTTTTAGGTGTACCTGTTTCACCTGCAGATGGAACTATGAATGATGACATTAGTGTTCAAGGTCTTTCAAGATTACATAACCAATATTCAAATATAGGTGATCCAAATCTAACAGCACCAGCATATAATAATATGGGAGCAGCAGCTATGGGGTATTCAAATCCAAACCCATCATCATTAGGTCAAAGGACGCAACTTTATCAAGAACCATCATCAAGATATAAACAAAACGCACCAGAAAACAGGTCATTTTAAATACTAGCAAATGCCTTTAATAACTTCTACTACAGCTCTTAATAAACTGAAGTGGGGTAACGATAGATTTAATTCTGGTATGGGAAATGGTAGTAACCAACCTTATATTAGGACTGATATTCCAGGGGTTAATTTAAATAATCCTAACCCTACACTTTTTAATGATGGCGCTGATTTTCTTCAATCATCTAATTTTCAGGATGGGGGAGATCTTCCTGCAAAAACAGGAATTGACTTCTTAATCAGAAATGGGTTTAAAGCTCCAGCAGATGCTTTAACTGATGTTAGTAGACTTTTTAAAATGTTTACAGATTTAAAATCACCTAATGGTCTTTTATTTACAGCAGCTCAAAATATATTATCTCGAACAGCTGTAAAAACAGAAGCATCTTATGGAATTGGGTATGGTGGAGTTAAACCACCAAATTTTATAACAGGTGAAGGTGGAGGAGCTTTAAATGAAGGTATTTATACTCCTTTAAGTACAATAGCTCAAGCAGGTGTAGGTTTTACAGGTACACATTTAAATTTAATGGGTTTAGACCCAACTTCACCTATGTCAGGGGTTGTAGAAGGTGGATTATTTCCCAATGCAGGTTTAACTCGTTATAGTGAAGTAATTAAAGCAAAAAATGCACCAGCTGCATTTGCTGAAAGAGAAATAAAACAAACCGTAAAAGTAAAAAATCCTGATTATTCAATTTTTAGTGCAGAACCTTTAATATTAGGGAGTGAAGGACAAAACAACCCGATAGTACCTGAATTTATAGAAAAAGAAGTAACAACATTTGTACCTAACGATCAAGGTGATTTTGATAATAGATTAACTAAACTTTTAAGTAATAAAATAAATATAGGAACAAATGATGTTAATATTATATCATATACAGGGGGACCAGGTTCAATATTAGGTATAGGAAGTACAAATATTAGATTCGCAGATCAAAGAACAGGTATAAATAATTCTTTATTTACTTCAGACCCAGCTTATTTTAAAGGAGGACCTAGTGCTACAAAAGATAAATTTAACAGAAGTCCAGAATCAAAAGATTATATTTCAAAATTAGGAGCATCTTTATGGGCTCAAAAAACTTTTAGGGATGAAGAAGATAGAGAATCTATAATTGGTTATAACACAAATGAACAAATTGAAGCTGAAAATACAAAACAATCAACAATAAGACCAGCAGCTTTAACATTGGGTGCTTCTTCATTTTTTACAGCTACTCCTAGTACAGTACCAAATGATTATTCTATTTTTTTAAGACCAAATACTCCTACTTCATTAATAAATAAAACTAATATTTTTTATATTGGGGCCTCTGCAAAATTTACTCAAGCCTTTTCAAATGATGACCTTTATGTTGAGCTTAATGTTGATAGTGACGGAGCAATACAGGGGTGGGAAAATAATGTATATAAAAACAATCTAGTTAGTGTAGGTGTTAATGAAGGAGGTAAACAATGGGCTAATAATACTTGGACATTCACACAACTACAAATTAACTCCCAAGAGTTATATAGAATAAATCCAAGAGTACAAGATTTTAGAAAAAGAATAATTGAAGATGCTGGTATTACTGAATCAAGTGTATTATCACTAGCTCCAGATTATGTTACTAAAGCAGCAAATTCAAGAATTAATAGAGGTGATCCTGGAAAATCTTTTAAAAATGTATTTAATTATGGTTTACCTGCTACACAAACAGCAGCTTTAGATAAACTAACGGCAATGCCCATGTACGAAAGTGCAGGACCTAATACAAATTTTGCTATTAATGATTTTTGTAAATTTAGAATAGCAGCTATAAGCAATGAACCTGACGCAAATGGTAAAGCTGTTTATATGCACTTTAGAGCATTTATAGATTCATTTACTGATTCATATAATGCAGGGTGGGACCCAGTAAAATATTCTGGTAGAGGTGAAAGTTTATATAATTATACAGGGTTTGAAAGAAGCATAAATTTATCATTTACTTGTTTTGCTCAATCAAAAGCAGAACTTATCCCTATGTATAAAAAATTAAATTATTTAGCATCAACATTAGCTCCTGATTATACAGCAGCTGGGTTTATGAGAGGAAATATAGTAAGATTAACAATGGGGGGCTATTTATATGAACAACCTGGATTTATATCTTCATTAACCTATGATATTCCCCAAGAAGCTCCTTGGGAAATAGCTATCAATGCTGAAGGTGGAGGTGATGGTAGTGTTAAAGAATTACCTCATATGATTAAAGTAAGTAGTTTTCAATTCACCCCAATCCATACTTTCTTACCACAAAAACCAAATTCAGCAAATAACCCAGATGAAAGATATATAGCATTATCTAATGCTTTTAATAGCAGAGGAAACTATGCAGATGAATACTTAATGCAAACAGCAGATGGTGATGGAGATGGTAACAGCGCAAATAATATACCAGGTGAATAGATATAATAACATACAACAAATAAGAAACACAAATGAGTTTGTAGGAACCATAGGAGATTTGTATTTTAGGACAGTATTTTATCCAGAAATAGAACCTCAAGAATCAGACATTTATGTTGAAACTGAGTTTGGAGATAGATTAGATTTATTAGCTAATCAATTTTACGGAGATGTTACACTATATTGGATTATATCATTAGCTAACCCTAATGCTATGGGTTTTAGTGCTTTATTTCCTCCAATAGGTTCTCAATTAAGGATACCTACAAATGTTAGCGGAATAATAGATAGTTATAATCAATTAAATGTTTTATAAAAATGAACAGACTTGGAACGCCTTTTGTACCCTGGGTTACTAAACAAATTAACACCAGACAATCTTCTTTAGGTAAAAGTATAGATTTACCTGTACAAGACTTACTCTATCAAAATGCAAAATCACCTTGGTTACGATTATCTAGTACAGTTGACATAGAAAAACTCCCAGAAAGTGATGGTGCTCATCAAGCATTATTAGACCTTGGATTTAATGGAAATCAAATTGAAGGAAGTAATATAGCAAAAAATTTTATACTTCAAGGGGGAACAACTTTTTTAGATGGTGATACTGGAAGTCCTAATGTAGGGTTAAATGCTAGTAATCAATCATTTAGAGGAGCTTATGGGTGGGGAGGGTTAGATCAAAGAGGATATGCGCCAATGCCTGGATTAACAGGAGCTACAGTACAATATCAAGGAAACGGAGCCTTATCTAAAACTACTATTAAAATGAAATGTTATACTAGAAATCAGTTAGCATTAATGGATATGCTTTACATGAGACCTGGATATAATCTTCTTTTAGAATTTGGATGGAGTCAATATTTAAATAATGATGGGGTTTTAGTTACTTATGATAATTTCTACTCAGACGCTTTAAGCTTTTTATTTAACCCACAAGCAATAAGTAGTGAAAAACCTAATCATTTTGATGTTTTAGATTTAATACAAAAAGAAAGAAGAAATAGAGATGGTAATTATGAGGGAGTATTTGGTAAAGTAGTTAACTTTGATTGGAGTTTTAACCCTGATGGAAGTTATGATTGTTCTACTGTTATAAGTGGGATGGGTGATATGATGGAATCCCTTAAAGTTAATATAAAATTAGATACCCAAAAAGATGATGAACAAAATACAACAGCTCCTACAGTAGCTGGAGAAACAGAGTTACCACCTTTAATAGCTAATAAAACAAAAACAACATTAAATAAGATTTTATTTAATTTATATGAAAAAGTTAATAGTCCTAGTGATAAAGATCAATATTGGGATGTAAAACTACCATCTTTTCCTAATGCCCCCGTTGAAATAACAGCTGAAGGAGAACAATCAACAGCTTTTAAAAAAGAAGACATAAACATTAAAGATGGGATGTTATCACTCCAAAATATTACTACAGATCTTGCAACTAATGCATCTCCTCAAGTGTATATAACTTTTGGAACTTTATTAGCTTTTATTCAACAAAAAATACTTATTTTTAATAAAGATGGGGCTCCTTTATTTGCATTTGATGTTGATTTTAATGACTTACCTAATGATAAAAACTATATAGTAAAAATTCCAGGGCAATTTTCTTCAGATCCTCTAGTATGTTTAGTACCTTATTCAGGTCTTCCTAAGGATGTAGCTAATGATGCTATAATTTATAAAACTTCTATTAATGAAACATTAAAACAAAAAGCAAGTAACTACAATTTTAGTGAGTATTTAGGAAAATTATGTAACATTTATTTAAATATAAATAATATTGCAACTATACTAGATACTTCACCTAGACAAGAAGACAATAGCTTATCAGTACTATCATTTTTAAATAATGTTGTATCTTCTTTTACAAAAGCATTAGGGGGAATAAATATGATTTCAATAAAAGTTGATGAACAAACCCAAAAAATAAAATTTATAGAAGGAGCTCCTCAAAGATTTGAACAAGTACCACCACTTTCAACTTATGCTAGAATTAATACTTTTGGGGTAAAACCTAACACAGAGGGAAGTTTTGTAAGAAACATTAATATGGTAGGGGCAATAGGATCTAATTTTATGTCTGCAATAGCAATAGGTGCTCAATATAGTGGAAACAAAATTTCATCAAATTCAACAGGATTATCAGTCTATAATAGAGGATTAAAAGATAGAGTAATACCTCAACGAAACAATTCAACATACACAGCTGCATCAACGGATGAATCAGATAAAGAAGAAACAAAAACTATATCTGATTGTTGGAATAAACAAATAAATAGAGCTGGGGAAAGTGGTAAGTCACTTTTCTACAGTATCTATCAAGATAGATTATTAATTTTAGAAGATATAAATGCTTTAAAAGAATTAAATACTACTTTTATGTCTATGGTAAGTGGAAAACTAGTTTTAATGAAACAGTTACAATCACCTACATTTTTACCTTTTAATTTAAGTTTTGACATAGATGGAATATCAGGTATGAGAATGTTTGAAAGATTTTTAATTGATGATAGAGTGTTACCCCCATCATATGGAGAGGGAAATGTAAATTTATTAGTTAAATCATTAAACCATATGATATCTCCTTCATCTTGGATTACACAAATAGATACTCAAGCAGTACCATCAAGACCATTAGATCCTGTAGCAAAACCAGTTCAATTAGATTCAATATCAACTACACAATCAACATCAGTTGTAGGTAATGATTCACCACCTCCTCCTGGAGAACAACCCTCAGAAGATGAATTATTAAGAATAAGATTAACAAGAATATTAGATGACGGAACCCAAACCTTGGGTTATATGGAAATATTAGATACAGATGAAACAACAGTATTATATACTTTAGCAACTTCAGAATTGCCTTGGAAAGGAAATAGAAATAAAGTTAGTTCTATCCCAACAGATAAATATAGAGTAAAATCTCATGTTAGTGGTAAACATGGTCAATGTTTTTGGTTAATAGGTAATGAACAAGGAGGATATGCAAAAAATAGATTATTTGGTAATGGGTATACTAGAACAGCTGTTTTAATTCATAAATTTCCAAAAGCTCCTGGATGGGCTTTAGGCTGTATAGGACCTGGTCTTAGATTTAATGATCAAGCTAACCAAAGAGGAAGACAAAAGGGAACAGGACAAAATTATCTTGAACCTGCATTACCTCAATCTAACCAAGCTATGGCTAAAATTATAGGCACATTATATAGTGAAGGATCATTCAAAATGGAAATTGTAAATCAAGGAGGAGTTAGTTCAAATCAATTACCTAAGTCATTTGACACTGTAAGAGGGATAGCTACTAGTAAAAATTTATTACCTAACCCATATAATAAGTAATGTACATACCTAAAAGTAGAATAAAGACAAATTTATATACATCTGGTGATGAGTATATGTTAAAATCAACTCAAAAAGAGTATATTGGGTTTTACCACACATTATACACAGGGAAGGCATATACCGGAAAAACACAAAATGATAAACCTATAGAGGAATTAATAGCATTTAAAAATACAACAGAAGAAATATTTAAATTAACCTCAGAAGGAAAAATATTTCAACAATATGCTGAAAATTGGGATGGTGAAGTAATCCCAGGCCAGTTCCAAAATATGGAAGATGTTAGAATTTATAACAATATAACAGAAACTGATATTTCTAAAACAGCACTTATTCCCCAACAATCATACCCTAACCCAACAGAAGAAGATTATGAATTAGGCTCATTTACTAGATATTTTGCTGTTAAAACAAACCAAGATATATATTTAGAATTGGATTACACTACTTATAAAAAATTAAAGAAAAAAGATGCTAACTGGAATTGGCAGTTATACGAGTGTTTTTCAATACAATGGACACTAGTTGGAGAAGCTGTTCGAACTGCCCAAATTAATAGAAATCAAATTTTAATAGCTGAACAAAGAACAAAAAGATTAGGGTTTGATGTATTTTTAAGAAAAAACTATTTAAAATTTTATAGATAGATTGGAGTTATAATATTATTTTTGTATATTGGTACAAAATAATAGTTATGTTTTGGTTAGTTGAAGATGAAGAGCAGTTAAAAACGTTTAAAAACTATTGTAGTGGAGATGTTTTTATTGAAATCATTCCATACGATAATAGAGAACATCCTACTCAAAATAAAATATGTGCTTTTTATATTCGCCCGTTAAATTCAACAAAAGGTTATATATTGCCCATATCCCACGACGAAACATTAAACATTGATTTATACGCCGTAAAACGCGTAATAGACAATATAAACAACATATATGTACGTGATAAAAAAGAATTTTTACATTATTTAATATTTAAAAGCCTTTTGGACACAACACTAAATGGTCCTATGTATATACCAGAGTTAACAAAAACACATAATTACTTTTATACTAAATATCCTAATAAAAAAGACATAAACAGAATAATACCTATAGTTAAACATTATGAGTATTGTGAAAACATATTTAACGACTTAAAAACAAAAATAAATGAGCCAATCAACGACTTTTACAACACGAAAGCCACAGTGGTTTTCAACGCCATGGAGCAAAGTGGTGTACGAATTGATAAAGAAAGATTTGAATCGCACTTTCACCCTATCGATAGAGAATTCATCTACACGCAATACAACTTTAAAACAACAACAACAAGACCCTCAAACAAATTTGGAGGAGTAAATTATGCGGCACTTAATAAAGAAAATGGATGTAGAGAAAGCTTTATACCACGCAATGATAGGTTTATTGAGTTGGACATTGGTGCTTATCATCCTACTCTTTTGGGTTTGTTGGTTGGGTATAATTTTGGTAATAAAGATATACATGAATCTTTTGCAAAAATGTACGGCGTTAATTACAAAAAAGCTAAAGAGTTAACATTTAAACAACTATACGGAGGAGTATTTGAACAGTTTAAAGATCTGGAGTTTTTTAAGAAAGTACAAGTATATGTAGATGAAATGTGGGAAAAATTTAACCAAGAAGGTTACATTGAGTGTCCTATTTCAAACCATAAATACGAAAAGAGTAAATTAGAGGATATGAAACCTCAAAAGTTATTAAATTATGTACTCCAAAACTTGGAGACAGCAATGAATATTCGTATATTATGGGAGATATTTAAGTTATTAAGGGGGTATAAAACTAAATTAGTATTATATACTTATGATAGTTTCTTATTTGATTTTAAGGAGGGAGAAGAAACACTAATTATGGAAATAAAAGCTATATTTAACAATAATAAGCTTCAAATAAAAGAAAGTTATGGAAACAACTACAATTTTAAATAAATCAGTTAATATGTATACTATAGATGATTTTAAGGAATTCTCTACATTAAATATAGGTGATTTGAATAATAAACTATTTTGTACATTTACTACGTTAGATGAGTTAAACCCATTAATAGAGGATTTAACTTCTACATATGATATCATGTATAACAAAATATTCGTTTTGCATGTTAAAAGCAATAATGAGTATGTTTGTACCTATAACATCGACCAAACTAATCTTAATTCACTCCCAGAAAACACAATTCTTGTACATAGAAAAAAAGAATCTAATACTTTATATACTATAAACGCTTTAAATGAATTAATTAAAAGGTTAAATGGTGGAGTAGTTGATACTAAATTTCCAATTACTTGGGAGCATTATAGAAATACTATCCTTCTTACTCAAAGAGATGAGCTAAAAGAATTAAAGACAAAAATCTATAAGATTCTTGAAGTATAGTTAGGCAAACCGAACATCCGTTCGTATATTCATTACAATTAATAAACGTTATAAAACAATTAAAAGTTATCTATTATGGATTTAAATGAAATCAAAAATCGCTTGGAGCAAATGAACAAGCAAACATCAAACAATAGTGGTGGAGGAACATCATTATTTTTTAAACCTTCCGTTGGTAAAGAAGTAGTTAGAGTGGTTCCTAACAAGTATAACAAACAATTCCCATTTACAGAAATGATGTTCTATTATGGAATTGGGAGTAGAGTAATGCCCTCACCTCAAAATTGGAATGAAAAAGACCCAATTCAAGAGTTTACAAAACAATTACGTAGTAGTGGAGACAAAGAAAATTGGAGATTAGCTAAAAAATTAGATGCTAAAACTCGTATTTTTGCTCCTATTATAGTAAGAGGAAAAGAAGATGAAGGTGTTAAATTATGGCAATTTGGTAAAGAAGTTTATCAAGATTTCTTGAATATGGCTTCTGATGATGAAATTGGTGATTATACAGACATTGAAGGAGGTAGAGATATTAAATTAACCACTGTAGGACCTGAAGTAACAGGAACACCTTATAATAAAACATCAGTAGGACCATCTTTAAAAACAACACCTTTATCAGATGATGTAAATGTTGTAAAGAGTCTTATTTCTAACCAACCAAACCCGTTAGAAGTATTTAAAAAGTTAACATTTGAAGAAGTAAAAGCAAATTTACAAGAGTTTTTATCTACAGGTGAAGAGCAAGAGGTTTCAACACCTTCTAAAACACCACTACCTTCATCTAATAACTACTCATTAGATACTAACAAATCTAAATCTAAAGCAGATCAATTTGATGATCTATTTTCTGAGGGTAAAGATAAAAAAGACGATTTACCGTTTTAATAAATAAAATACATGGCGAGAACTAAAAAAACACTAGGGGAGGCAGTCTCTAAAGAAATACAATCTAATTTTAACCTTGATGCTTTTAAAACAAAAAAAGGGTTAAAATCTAATATTAAATTTAAGGATCAAGACTGGATTCCAATTTCGACAGCATTTCAAGAAGTAACTTCAATTCCAGGTATTCCTATGGGGCACATTGTGCTCCTTAGGGGTCACTCTGATACTGGAAAAACTACAGCTTTATTAGAAGCAGCAGTTTCAGCACAAAAACGAGATATTATGCCTGTTTTTATTATTACTGAAATGAAGTGGTCATGGGATCATGCTAAAATGATGGGACTTGAGGTTGATGAAGTTTTAGATCCTGACACGGGTGAAGTAGTTAATTATGAAGGTAATTTTATTTATGTAGATAGAGAAACTATTAACTCTATTGAAGATGTAGCTGGTTTTATTTTAGATTTAATTGATGAACAAAAAAATGGTAATTTACCTTATGATTTATTATTCTTATGGGATTCTATTGGATCAGTTCCTTGTGAAATGTCAATAAAATCAAATAAAAACAATAATGAATGGAACGCAGGTGCTATGTCAACCCAATTTGGTAATAGTGTAAACCAAAAAATTACTTTATCCAGAAAAGAATCATCACCATTTACTAATACATTAGTTTGTATTAATAAAGTTTGGACATTAAAAGCAGAATCTCCTATGGGAAAACCCAAATTGATGAATAAAGGAGGTTATGCTATGTGGTTTGATTCAACCTTTGTAGTAACATTTGGTAACGTTATGTCAGCTGGAACCTCAAAAATTAAAGCTATTAAAGATGGTAAACAAGTTGAATTTGCAAAAAGAGTAAACATTCAAATTGACAAAAACCACATCAATGGTGTTACTACTAGAGGAAAAATTGTTATGACTCCTCATGGATTTATTTTAGACAATGATCGAGATCTTAAAAATTATAAGGATGCTAGAAAAGAAGATTGGGCTAAAATTCTAGGTGGGGGAGATTTTAGAGTTGTTGAAGAAGGTCAGGCATTTACTGATATAACATCCTTTGAAGACGAACCACAATAAACTTTGATACCCGGAGTATTTTTCGTATATTCCGGGTATAAAAATTAATCATATGAAACAGAAAGAATTATTTAAACTCCTGGATGGCATTCAGGAGCAAGGAGAAAGTACTGCAGTAAATAGTGAAAGAGTTTTATTAATAGATGGGTTAAATTTATTTTTTAGAAATTTTGCTATGATGAATATGGTTAATCCTGAGGGGATTCATGTAGGAGGATTAGGTGGTTTTTTTCGTTCATTAGGGGCTTTAATTCGTCAAATAGATCCAACACAAGTATATATAGTATTTGATGGAGCAGGGTCAGCTAATAATAGGAAAAACATTCTTCCTGAATATAAATCAGGTAGAGATTTACAACGTATTACTAATTGGGATGCTTTTGATGATTTAGAAGATGAACATGATGCGAAAGTAGACCAAATGGTTAGGATTATTCAATATCTAAAAACCTTACCTGTTAAAACTTGTAGTATTGATAAGGTAGAAGCAGATGATATAATTGCATATTTTAGTAAAATTATTCCCCAAAAACCCGAAGATAAAGTATTTATAGTATCTTCTGATAAAGATTTTATACAATTAGTGAATGAAAATGTTATTGTATATCGCCCTATGGAGAAAGAATATTATACAGAACAAACAGTAATTGATAAGTATAAAATGTCTCCTAAAAATTTTATACTACATAAAACTTTATTAGGTGATAATTCTGATAAAGTTAAAGGTGTTAAAGGATTAGGTGAAAAAGGCTTATATAAAAAATTCCCTGAATTGATGGAAAAGGATATGACAATGGATGACATATATAACATATGTGAAGCAAAGTTTAAAGAGCATGTAGTTTATGCTAGGGTAATTCAAGGTTTTGAACAGTTAGAAAAAAATTATAAGATTATGGATTTAGATAATCCTATGATTAGTAAAGATGATGAAAAGTATTTAGATGCGGTTGTTAGTTCAGAAATTCCACCGTATATTCCAGAACAATTTGTAGCATTTTACAACCAGGATAAACTTGGGGGTATGATACGAAATGTTGAGTTTTGGGTAAAAGAGATTTTTGAAAAATTAGTTATAAAAAAATAAGTTATATGACATTATTAAATTTAAACCAATATGGTCCTCATTTTCAAATAAAGGCCATATCTTCACTATTAACACATAAAAAGTTTTTAATTAGCATACATGATGTTTTAAGTGAAGAATATTTTGATAATCAAGCACATAAGTGGATTATTAAAGAAATACTTAGATATTATGATAAATATCATACAACTCCTTCAATGGATATTCTTAAGGTTGAGGTTAAAAAAATTGATAATGAAGTATTACAAGTGTCTGTTAAGGAACAACTTAGAGAAGCATACCAAGCATCCGAAGAAGATTTAGAGTATGTACAAGAAGAATTTTCAACATTTTGTAAAAACCAACAATTAAAAAAAGCATTATTAAATAGTGTTGATTTATTAAAAGCTGGGGATTTTGATGGTATTAAACATTTAGTAGAGTCTGCTTTAAAGGCTGGCAATGATAAAAATGTAGGACATGAATATAATAAAGATATTGAAACAAGATTTAGGGAAGATGCTAGAACTACAATTCCAACTCCTTGGGTTAAAATTAATGAATTGTTACAAGGTGGATTGGGAAATGGAGATTTTGGTCTTATATTTGGTAGCCCAGGAGGTGGTAAATCTTGGTCGTTAGTAGCATTAGGAGGATATGCTGTAAGAATGGGTTATAATGTAATTCATTATACTTTAGAGTTAGGTGAAGCTTATGTAGGAAGAAGATATGATGCTTTCTTTAGCAAAATCCCAGTTGATAAAATACTCCAAAATAGGGAAAAAATAGAAGATATTATCCCCCAACTTCAGGGAGAGTTAATTATTAAAGAATTCCCAACAGGTAGGGCAACAATGTCTACAATAGAATCTCACATATCTAAGGTTTCAGATGGGGGGCTAAAACCAGATTTAATAATTATTGATTATGTAGACCTTTTAGGAACAAAAAAGAAAACAGCTGATCGTAAAGGTGAAATAGATGATATTTATACAAGCACTAAGGGATTAGCTAGAGAATTAGATATACCAATTTGGTCTGTTTCTCAAGTTAATAGAGCTGGTGCTAAAGATGACATTGTAGAGGGAGATAAAGCAGCAGGATCTTATGATAAAATTATGATTACTGATGTTTGTATTTCTTTGTCAAGGAAAAAAGCCGATAAGGTAAATGGTACTGGAAGATTTCATATTATGAAAAATAGATATGGTATTGATGGTCTTACTTTTGGGGTTAAAGCTGACACATCTACAGGTCATTTTGAAGTTATAGATTACGATCCTGAAGATTACGAGAAGGAAGAAGTTCAACCTTCAAATAGTTTTAATAGTGGTCTTGATACTTTTGATAAACAAATGTTAAAAAATAAATTTTTTGAATTAAATAAATAAAACTAAATGGCAAAAACTTCCCTACTAAAAGAACGTATAGTATATAAACCTTTTGAATATCAAGAGGCATCAGATTATTGGTTACAACAACAACAGGCACATTGGTTACATACAGAAGTACCTATGATGAGTGATGTTAATGATTGGAAACAAAATTTATCCGAAACAGAAAAAAACATAATTGGTACAATTTTAAAAGGTTTTGCTCAGACGGAAACTGTAGTAAATGATTATTGGACCCAGTTAGTTACAAAATGGTTTAGAAAACCTGAAGTAATTAAAATGGCTGTTACGTTTGGGGCTTTTGAAACTATTCATGCTGAAGCTTATTCTTTGTTAAATGAAGAATTAGGATTAGATGATTTTAGTGAGTTTTTAGAGGATGAAGCAACAATGGCTAAAATTAATGCTTTAACAACAGTAAGAGATTCACATGATGGTACTCCTAACTGGCATGAAAGAGCTAAATCATTAGCTATATTTTCAGCATTTACAGAAGGTGTTAATTTATTTTCTTCATTTGCTGTTTTATTATCATTTAAATTAGATAATAAACTTAAAGGCGTAGGTCAAATAGTTGAATGGAGTATTAGAGATGAATCATTACACTCAGAAGCTGGATGTTGGTTATTTAGAACTTTAATGCAAGAACATCCTGAATTTAATACACCAGAATTAAAAGTAGATATTGAAGAAGCAGCTTTATTATCATTAAAATTAGAATTAGATTTTATTGATAAAGTATATGAAATGGGGGATCTAAAAGGATGCCCAAAATATGATTTAGTATCATTTATTAAACATAGAGTAAACACTAAAATGGGTGATTTAGGATATGGACCGGTTGTTAATGGTATAGATAAAGATGCAGTAAAAAGAATGAAGTGGTTTGATAGTCTATCAGCTGGAAAACAGCATACAGATTTCTTTGCAAACAGAGTTACTAACTATTCAAAAGGTGTCCAAGATTGGGACGCTAATTCAATATTTTAAAATATGGAAAATAACGCATTACAAGTAGACTACAGCCAATGGGAAGCTGGAAAACAATACCCTGAGTGGATGGATGAAATTTCACTAGCAACAATATCAAAAGGATATTTACTTCCAGGTGAAACTGTAAGAACAGCATATAGAAGAGTATCAACTGCTGCTGCCGTAAGATTAAAAAAACCAGAATTAGCAAGTAAATTTTTTAAGATAATGTGGAATGGTTGGCTAGGCTTAGCATCCCCGGTTTTATCAAACATGGGAACTGATAGAGGTTTACCAATTTCATGTTTTGGTGTAGATACTCCAGATTCTATACGTGGTATAGGGTTAACTAACGCAGAACTAATGAAGTTAACAGCATCCGGTGGAGGTGTAGGCATTTCACTATCACGCATTAGAACACGTGGGGTAGAAATTACAGGAAATGGTAAAAGTGAAGGCGTAGTACCATGGGCTAAAATATTTGATTCATCAATTATAGCAACTAACCAAGGAAATGTAAGAAGAGGGGCAGCATCAGTTAATTTAGATATTGAACATGGGGATATAGATGAATTTTTACAAATTCGTAGACCCAAAGGTGATCCTAATAGACAATGTCTTAATTTACACCAATGTGTTGTTGTTGGAGATTCATTTATGAGAAAATTAGAAGCTAGAGACCCAGAATCAATGGATAGGTGGACTACAGTTTTAAAATCAAGAATGGAAACTGGAGAACCTTATATAATGTATAAAGATAATGTTAATAAAGATAATCCAATTGCTTATAGACTAAATAACTTAGATGTAAGTATGACTAATATATGTTCTGAAATTACTTTATTTACAGATGAAGAGCATTCATTTATATGTTGTTTATCTTCTATGAATTTAGCTAAATATGATGAGTGGAAAGACACAGATGCTGTTGAATTAGCTACTTGGTTTTTAGATGGTGTAATGCAAGAATTTATAGATAAATCTAATGGTAAAGATTCGTTAAGAAGAACTCACAACCATGCTAAGAAGGGAAGAGCATTAGGTTTAGGTGTAATGGGTTGGCATTCGTTTTTACAACAAAAAGGATTACCTTTTAATTCTATAGCATCAACAGCTCATACTCATAATATATTTTCAGATATTAGAGGTAAAGCCGAAAAAGCGTCAATGGCGTTAGCTCAAGAATATGGAGAACCACTATGGTGTAAAGGAACAGGTATGAGAAATACCCATTTACTAGCAATTGCTCCTACAGTATCTAATTCAGTTATTTGTGGTGGTATTTCAGCTGGAATTGAACCATTGCCAGCTAATATTTACACATTTAATGGTGCTAAAGGTACTTTTATTAGAAAAAATAAAGAATTACAAAAAATACTAATATCAAAAGGAGAAGATAAAGATAAATGGTGGGATCAAATGTTAGCAGATGATGGATCGGCCCAAAATCTACCAGATAATGTTTTAACACCTGATGAAAAGGAATTGTTTTTAACATTTCCCGAAATTAATCAATTAGAGTTAGTAAGACAGGCTGCTATACGTCAAAAATATATTGATCAGACACAATCTTTAAATTTAGCATTTGATCCAAGTGATTCACCAAAATGGATTAATCAAGTACATTTAGAAGGATGGAAGTTAGGAATAAAAACATTCTATTATTTAAGAACAGATTCAGTAATAAAAGGAGATTTAGGGTCTCGAATGGCTGATTGTGTATCTTGTGATGGGTAAATAAAATAATATAGTTATAAATTAAATAAATAATAAATCAAAATTCAAAAAAAATGAAAAAAATTTTTACACTTTTGTTAGCATCTACTTTATTAGTAGCATGTAATAACACTAAAACAGAAAAAGCGGAAAAGGTAGAAACCGACCCTGCTAAGTTTACTTTAACAGTAATTAATAATACTGATCAAGACATGAAATGGGCTCAAACATGGGCTATGACAGGACCAACATCAGGGGTAGTAGCAGCAGGAGATACTGTATTACTATCTTCAAATGAAACAGGTGGTGATGAAATAACAATAAATCCCCTACCTCCAAAATCAGTAGAAGCAGCAAACCCAGCAAGTGGGATATTTCAAATGACCTATGGTTGGGATGGACACATTGCTCGTATTTATGCTGATAACACGGTAAATAAAGGGAATCCAATGTCGGATGTATGTTATGGTTGTAATTGGGTTTATAAAACAGACTTTTTATTACCTTCAGGAGTACAAACAAACGCAACCAATACTGTTACATTTACAACAGAAGCTTTTACTCCACCTGTAGTTGAGTAAATAAGAAAAAAATATAACTATATTATTAAGAGAGGTGCATAAGCACCTCTTTTTTTATATTTATTATTGAATAACAAAAATCAATTAATTATGGAAATATTTGGAGTAATTTGTTTAATTTTATTAGTAAGTGCAGGAGTTATTATTTATCTACAAAAATCTGGAAGAATTGGAGATAGAGATAAAGACTTAATTCCTGATGTTGTAGAGGATACTATTGAAGATGTTAAAAAGGCATCTAAAGAAGTAAAATCTAGAATAAAAAATGTAAAAAAAGAAATTAAAGATGTTAAATCTGCAGCTAAATCCCTAAAAAAGGAAGCAAAAGATGTTTTAGATGCCGCAAAAGGTAAAAAAACAAAAAAAAAACGTAAATAATTTCAATAAAAGTTTTTATTAAAAGTTTTAATAGTATGAATTTTATAAAAAGGAAAATTATGGCTTTTAAAGATATTTTTAAAGATGATAATAACATTAACGAAAAAAGTGTTATTGGTTTTATGTCCTTTTCTGTAATGGTAATTTTTGCTGTTATGGATTTACTAACAGGGTATTTTAGTAAAGATTTAGTAATCAATGAATTTATTTATGAATCTTTTTTAATAATAACATTAGGTTGTTTTGGTATAGCTGGATTAGAAAAAATATTTAGTAAGAAAAAGGATGTATAAAAAATTATTCCTAATAAAATGATGGAGGGAAATGAACCCCTCTTAATAGCACTCATATCAGCACTGGGGGTGAAAGAAATTTGGACTATTGTTAAAAAGAAAATGGACCAATCTGCATCCAAAGATGCAAGAGAAGATAAATTATCTCTTCAAATAATACTTGAATTAAAAGAAAAAGTAATAAGTTTAGAAAATAAAGTTAATGGGTTGATTGAAGAAAATGTTAATTTAAAAGTTAAAATAGCAAGGATGGAAGAGAGAATAATTAAAAGTGCGGCTCATAGTAAAAAAAGAAATAATTGATAATATAATTTACAATATTTATAATAAATAAAGAATAATGATATTAAAAGTAGGATCCAAAGGTAAAGAAGTTAAAGAGTTACAAGAAGCTTTAGAAATTAATATTGATGGTGATTTTGGTTATGGAACTGAAGCAGCTGTTAAATTTTTTCAAAAAGAAAATGATTTGTATGTAGATGGGATTGTTGGCAATAAAACCTGGGAAATATTAGGGATAGATACTGATGAGTTTCCAAAAGAATTAAAATATATGTCTACCGATCTTGAAAAATCATACATGACATCCGCAGGGCTTACTATTAATAGACAATATCTTGATAAAGATGAATATGTAAGAGATTATGGCAAAATAGAACCTTTAGGATTTTTTATCCACCATACAGCAGGTTGGGATAATCCTTATAAAACTATTAGACATTGGAATAATGATACAAGAGGAAGAGTAGCAACTCAGTATGTAATTGGAGGGTCAAATATAAAAGGAAATACTAAATATGATGGAGAAGTAGTCGAATGCTTTCCTAATAATTATTTAGGATGGCATTTAGGAAAAGTAGGTAATTTTGCAATATCTAAATTCTCAGGAGGGGTAGAATTAAATAATTTTGGTTATCTAAAAGAAAAAGATGGTAAGTTTTTTAATTATGTTAATGTAGAAGTCCCAGAAGAAATGGTTTGTGATTTAGGGTATGAGTTTAGAGGATTTAGATATTGGCATGCTTACACAACAAAACAAATTGAAAGTCTTAGATTATTAATTTTACATTTAAAAAATATATACCCAAAAATGGATTTAGAAAATGGGTTACCTGAATTGTTAAAAGGAGGTATGGATCCAAAAGATGCTTTTGAATTTAATGATAAAGCATATAACGCTGAACAATTTGGTTTATGGACTCACACAAATGTAAGAAAAGATAAATTTGATTGTTCCCCACAACCTCTATTAGTTGAAATGTTAATAACAATATAATGAATACTAAATTAGCTATAGTGGGAATAACATCATTTTGCACATATTTGTGTACCTATTTCTTAGATTTATCAATGGATAACATAGAACAATATTTAGCTGTAGTAGCTGTATTATGGTTAGATGGAATTTTTGGAATATGGTCTGGAATAAAAAGAGAAGGATTTAAAACATATAAAGCGTTAAAAATAACAAAAAATACATTTGTTTGGTTAGCTTTTTTAACAGTTATATTAATGGTAGAAAAAGGGTTTAGTGGAACAGCTTGGCTATCTGAAGTAATTATCGTACCATTCATGATATTACAATTAATAAGCGCCCTTAAAAATGCTTCTATGGCTGGTTTAATTAAAGGAGATCAATTAAATAAAATTCTAGACCGTATAGATAAGCATAAGGGTTTTAGAGATTAAAACTTTTAAAATATGTGGTTAAAAATCCAAAAAAGAATATTTCCCTTTATAATAGCATTTTCTGCATTATCAGTATCAGCTTCAGCTGCATTTTATTCAGTTAGTGGTTTATCAAAACTATTTGCTGGAGCAACTTTTGCTGTAATTGTTATGGCAGCATCTTTAGAAATAGCAAAATTAGTAATTGCATCTCTTTTATACCAATATAGAAAAGGTTTACCAAAATTTTTAAAATATTATCTATCAGTAGCTTGTATAGTACTCATATTAATTACTAGTATGGGGATATATGGGTTTTTAAGCGCAGCTTATCAAGAAACAGCAGCAAAATCTGGGTCAATTGATGCCCAAATTAGTTTAATTGAAGTAAAAAGAGATAATGTTAAAGGACAGCTACTCGTATATAACGAAGAAAAATCATCTATTAATGAGGCGGTGTCTAGTTTGCGAAACGGTTTATCTACGAATAGAATACAGTATAAAGACACATTAGGTAACATAATTACCACTCAATCTTCCTCAACTCGTAGAGCTTTAGAAAAACAATTAGATCAAGCTATTGAAAGACAAACTATAATAAATTCTAAGGTAGATATATTAAATGAAGATTTATTTAAGTACGAAACAGAAATTGTAGAAGTATCTACTAATAATGATGTAGCAGGAGAATTAGGTCCTCTTAAATATCTATCAGGATTAACAGGAATTCCTATGGATAAAATTATTAACTATTTATTATTAACAATTATATTTGTATTTGACCCTCTAGCAATTGCTTTAGTAGTAGCTGCTAACTATGCTTTTGAACAGATTAGACCAAAAACTAAAGAAAATTTATATGGTGAAAAGGTTGAAATTAAAGAAGAACCTAAAATAGAACCTTTATTTGAAGAAAATGATAAAAGAATGAATATAATAGGTCAAAATGGTAATGATGGAATCCATTATGGTAAAGAAGCAGAGACAGAAATAGAAGAAGAATTAATTCCCCCTAAAACATATACACAGCCGGGATATGTTAAAAATAATTTAATAGAAGAAAAACAAGAAATAGAAAAAATTATTAAAAGACCTTTAATGGCTCATGAGATAAAACAATTACAACAGTCAAAATTAAATATTTTTAATGATGATTTAACCATTACATATTAAACCAAAAGTTATGCTAAGTAAACAATCTATAAGAGGAACTACAAAAATTCACATGAATGGAGAATTAATAACTGATAAAGAAGTATTAATTGCTGAAAGTGAATCATGGACCGAAAAAGAAGAATCTTTTTTTAAGAAAATGATTAGACAAGGGGGTAAATTTAATGTAGGTGGGAGAAAATATTTTATAATTCCTAACAATAATATTAATTCATTAGATTAAATTTCCCCTAAAAATATTTGGAAAAGCCAGATATTGTTCGTATATTCATGTCATGAATAAAGATGCAGTTAAAAAAATAGTAGATTCTATTTATCCAAAGGTCCAACAATTTTATGGTTTATCTAAGTTTAATAGTAAAACCCCTAAAGTTAAGTACCACCATAATATCTACGCTAGAATTACAGGAATAGCAGAAGCAGAAGGTGAATGCTCACCTGCAGCCGAATTTGAAAGGGAAACAAATACAATTTGGATCTACTACCCAGAAGCAACTAATAAAGAATGGGTTATTCAAACATTAATCCATGAATATATTCACTATTTACAATCTCCCTTATGGATGAAAAGATATTACGATATGGGTTATGAATATGATACTCACCCATATGAATTAGCTGCAACAAAAGCTGAAGATAATTGGAAGACTTTTGCGTAAATATTTGGAGAAGCGAAATATTGTTCGTATATTTATGGGGTAAATGAGGTGAGAAATCACAAATATTAATTAAAAATAAAGGTTATGTTAAAAAAAGTAGATTTAAAATTTTTCTCAATTTTTATAGTTTCAATGTTAGTAGGGATTTTTACTATAACAGGAACTATTCAATCAATTATTCCTTTTGCTGGTGCTTTAAATGAAATGGCGTTCTGTTTATTATCTTTTACAATAGGGGTAATTAGTTTATCATGTATAAAAAAATAGTTATGGATATTAAAAAACAACTACAAAAAGGAGGGGCTAAATTTACAATTAAAGGTATCACGGCTTACAGACCAAATAAAGATAAAAAATGGGGGGATTTTCCAAAAATATTTGAGGTAAGTAAAGATGGAGAGTCTATTTGGAGTGAATTTAATGGTATGAATGTTACTAAATGGGGTCCTACGTGTGTTACATTATTTACATTTGATATTTTAGGTAAAAAATCAGTAGGTAAAATAAATTATAAAGAAGTAGAAATTATTAATTAATAAAAATAAAAGTTATATGAAAAAAGTAAGAGAAGTAAAAAAAGTAAAAAAAGATTTTTTAACACCTAAATGGTTAGTAGTTAAAGAAATATATGAAAGTGGAACTAATGGTTCTGAAAAATACGGTACTAATTTTGAAATTGGTGGTGAGTTAGATAAATTAACACGTGAGTTTGTAGATTATATTGGAGAATTTACTCGTCAATTTGGTTGGGGTTGTGTTATTGAAAACATTAAGATGGATTTATGGAAAGAAAGGATTTGGTCATTAATTGAAAATGCTGGATTATTACCTGAAATAGCTTGGAAAGATGAATTAGCTGCTGAAGCTAAAAAAGCATCTAAATTAGAAGAAGAGATGTATAATGATGGAGAATTCGATATTGAAGAATACGAACCATCAGACGAAGAAATTTTAAATGTAAGTTATGAATAAAGAAAAAAGATATGTAGTACAAATGGAAATGTATGTTTATGCTGAAAATGATTACATGGCCACAAAACGAGCTAATGATTTAAAATTATCAATCGAAAACAGACGCCATTCAGATCAAGTTAAAGTTTCTGAGATAGGAGAGCAACCATTTGCTAGTCTTAATTATCGTAAATTAGATAGTACTGAATTTATAGAGAATTATTTTGATGAGCCGCTCCCATTCTAACCCTCCTAAAAAAAAACTCAAGGAAGTAGAACTAACTTACCAAGAGTGGCTCCTTGCTCTGCGCATGCCTACGCCAGTGAAGAACAAGAAGAAATACAACAGAAGAAAAAAACATCCCAAAAAAGATTTGGAAAATTAAAATAAGGGTCGTATATTACGGCAAAATAAAAGTTATATGAATTTAGGTTATGCGTGTATTAATACAGTACTTAGTGAAAATAAAATCACTACAAATCGTACTATGCGTCGAAAAACATTCGATGCAAAAGGGATAGAATATGTTTCAGATTTAGCATTAGCTAATGTTAAGGATTTAAAAACATATATTCAATGGAATAATGAAATGAAAATTAAATTATTTCGATTATCATCACAAATTTTCCCTTGGTCAGATGAATATAATATTAAAGACCTTAAGGATTATGATGAAATTGCATCTATAATGCTTGAAGTAGGAAAAATTGCTAAAGATGCAGGTCAACGACTTACAATGCATCCCGGTCCTTATAATTGTTTAGCATCTCCAACTAAAAAAGTTGTAGAAAAAACTATTAGAGAATTAAACTTCCATAGTGAGCAGTTTAATATGATGGGTTATGATCCTTCACCTTATAATAAAATAAATATTCATGTAGGGGGCGCTTACGGTGACAAAGAATCAACATTACTTCGTTTCTGTGATAATTTTAAATTGTTAAACGATGATACAAAAAAACGTCTAGTTGTTGAAAATGATGATAGTCCGAATGAATACTCTGTTAAAGATTTAGTAAATGGAGTTCATTTAAGGATTGGAATTCCAATTACTTTTGATTATTTTCATCATAAATTTAATACTGGAGGTTTAACTGAAGAAGAAGCACTAATTGTAGCATCAGCTACTTGGCCTAAAGGTGTAACTCAATGCTGTCATTATTCTGAAAGTCGTAGAAAAGAAAAATTAGATGAGTCAATTCGTCCTCAAGCTCATTCTGATTTAATCTATGAAAAAATACAAACATATGGTCTTGAACCAGATATTGTAATTGAGGCAAAATTAAAAGAACAATCAATTTTTAAAAGAGTAATATAATGGCAAAATTAACAAGAACAGTAAATTACGCAAACTTCAGATGGGAAGAATATGTGTTAACAGAAGAAGAATTAACTCAGTGGAAGACCGGTGATGAAGATATTCAACAAGATATCATAGATGATGCCGATTGGGACCTAGTAAGAGATAAACCAATTGATGATTACGGAGACGTAGAATTCGTAGAAGAAGACTAATGGTAGAATTTTTTAAACATGCATTTGGGCTTTGTGGTGAACATTGGCATCCAAATATTTGGACTTTTCTTCTAGGTGGGCTTGGACTGCAACAATCTTTTACGTATATTAATTATAAAATAAAAAGTTATGGCAATAAAAGTTAGTCACGAAGCACCCATGTGCCTTTTAGACGATAGTATGAGATTTAATGATTATGACTATTGTCTTCCTCATTTATTAGATCAAGAACCTAAATATTTAGAATATTTTAAAAAAGCTAAAGCAGCGGGTCGTTATATTATAATGGATAATTCACTTCATGAATTAGGTGAAGCATATGACCATTCACGTTTGATACATTGGGTAAACGAGCTAAAACCAAATGAATTTATAATTCCGGATGTATGGGAAAATATGGAGGAATCTATTCAAAATGCTACTATTTGGGAAATTTATGATTTTCCTAATAGTGTAGAAAAAATAGCAGTTGTTCAAGCTAAAACGATTCATGAGGCATCTGAATGTACTAAAGCTTATAAAGATATGGGGTTTGGCAAAATATGTTATTCATATGGAGCATCTTATTATAATGATGTTTGCCCCCACCCAAATAAGGATTTAGGAAAAGCATTAGGAAGATTGGCAGTAATATCAGCCTTAATGAAAATGGGGGATATAAAACAAGATGATAGGATTCATTTATTAGGGTGTGCTGTTCCTCAAGAATTTGGATGGTATAAGGATATTAATTGTATAGAATCTATAGATACATCAAATCCTATAATGGCTACTTTAGAAGATATTCAATACATGAATAGTGGTTTGTATAAAAAACCTAAAGCAAATATGAATGATTTTTTCTATATGTTAGATAATCAAGTTGATTTTGATCTTTTAACTTATAATTTAGAAATGTTTAAAAAAATTAATAATTTATAAAATAAAAAATGACACAAATGGAAATTAATTTTAAGGATTCACAACGTCCTAAACACGCAGTAGTATCACTTTCAGGTGGTATGGATTCAAGTACATTATTACTTAAATGTCTTGATAAATTTAAAACGGTAACAGCTTTATCTTTTGATTATGGTCAAAAACACAAAGTTGAACTTAAAAGAGCAAGAGCATTAGTAGATTATTTAAAGAGAAATGGACATAATGTTACATATCAAATAATTGAATTAAAGGGGTTGGTATCATTACTTGACTCAGCATTAGTAGAAGGTGGGGATGAAGTTCCAGAAGGACATTATGCTGCTGAAAATATGAAAGCTACAGTAGTACCTAATCGTAATAAAATATTTGCATCAATTTCCCAAGCAGTAGCTTTATCAATAGCTAATAAAACAGAAGAAAAAACTTCAATTGCTTTAGGAATTCATGCAGGTGACCATGATATTTATCCTGATTGTAGACAAGAATTTAGAGATGCAGATGATAAAGCATTTAGAGAAGGTAATTGGGATGCTGATAGAGTGGGGTATTATACACCTTATTTAAAAGGAGATAAATTTACAATTCTTCAAGATGGAGAAATATTATGTAAAAAGTTAGGAATTGATTTTGATGAAGTATATGCTAGAACTAATACTTCATATAAACCAACACCTGAAGGATGGTCAGATTATAAATCAGCGTCATCAGTTGAAAGAGTAGAAGCATTCATAAAATTAGGAAGACCTGATCCTGTACAATATGCAGATGAAACTGGTCCTGTTGATTATGAAGTAGCAAAATCTTATGTTGAACAAGTGTTAGAAAATTATGAAGGATAATAAATTAGAAAAAATCCCAGATCCAAAACTACACCAACAGATAAGTTTTATTAAGTCAGGTGTTCGTATATTAGGGTATTGTTTTATTCCTTTTAGCTTGGTTTTTGCAACTATTTTACTTATATTAAGTGAATTAATAGGTATAATTGAAGAATTAGTTTAATAATAAAAACAAAAAAATGAAAAAAATATTATATTTCTCAGCAGCATGGTGTGGTCCTTGTAAAGTACTGGGCCCTGTAATGGATAAATTAAAAATGGATGGAATGCCCGTTCAAAAAATAGATGTAGATTCAAACCAGGAAATGTCAACAAAGTATGGAGTTAGAAATATTCCATGTTTAGTATTAGTTGATAACATGGGGAATGAACTTAAAAGATTAGTTGGTAATAAACCTTCTAATGAAATTCAAAATTGGTACAATAATTAAAAACAAAAAAATGAAATATCAAAATCAAAATGTTGGCATATTATACTTTTCAAATCCCTCTTCTGAAGCAGAAAGTGTTGGTAAAATAGTAGACGGGGTTATGAGACAAGTAGGTAGAGACATACCAGTAAGAAAAGTAAATTCTGATTATGAAGTAACTATAGTAGAAAAAGCAAAACCTACAAAAGTTCCATCAATTATATTTACAGATAATTCTGGGGATCTAGAGCACCTTAGAATAGAAGGATCAAGTTTATCAACTATAACTGTTGAAGGGGTATTAAATATAGTACAAGATATTATTAAATTTAATTCAAAAAATAATGGGTAAATATCAATCAAGTAAAGTATTTGATGGCTTTAGCACAGTATTCCGTCAATGGAAAGCAAAAGAAACACATTGTAGATTTGTTCATGGTTATGGTATTTCCTTTAAAGTTTACTTCGAAGGTGACTTAGATGAAAAAAATTGGGTTTGGGATTTTGGAGGGATGAAGCGTGCTAAAACCTTAATTAATGGTTTACAACCTAAAGCGTGGATGGATTATATGTTTGATCATACTATGGTTATAGCAGAAGATGATCCTGAAATAGATGCATTTAAACAAATGGATCAAGCAGGAGTAGCACAAGTAAGAATTATACCCGCTACTGGAGCAGAGAAATTTGCTGAATATATTTATAATAACATAAATGAATTTGTTAAAACTGAAACTAGTAATAGGGTTAGGGTTACTAAAGTTAAATTTATGGAACATGGTAAAAATGCTGCATATTACAGCGAGTAAAAGAATAATAGTGAATGAAAAACCACTTAAAAAAATTAACGGATGCATAAGCAATTAAAAAGGGTTACAGACTACGAAAAAAACTTACCCATTGTAGAAATCTACACAGCAGTACAATCAGAAGGATCTAGAGCAGGCTATCCTACAGTAGTAATTAGAACAACAGGATGCACACATAGGTGTTATTTTGGAGAAGGAGGATGGTGTGATTCATGGTATACAAGCATTCACCCTGAAAAAGGACATTTCAATTTTAATGATATAATTGCAATGTATAAAAAAAATCCCCATATTAAAGAAATGATGCTAACTGGAGGTTCTCCTACTATGCATGCTGCTTTAGTAAATGAACTAACACACTTTGCACATGAAAATAATATATTTATTACTATTGAAACTGAGGGAAGTCATTTTCTACCCACAGACTATCCTATTAATCTTTTATCTATTAGCCCTAAGTTTTCTAATTCTGTCCCAGTTGTAGGGGTTTTAACACCTCAAGGAGGAATTACTGATGAAAAGATGATAAAAACACATAATAGGCTTAGACTTAATTATGATGCAATTAAGCAATCTATTGCTTATCACTCAGATTATCATATAAAACCTGTTTGGGATGGTAAAGATGAAAATGCTTTAGCTGAAATTATGGAATGTTTAAAGATACTTGATGTATCCCAAGATAAAGTTTGGTTTATGCCTGCAGGAGATTCAAGAGAATCTTTATTTAAATCTTATCCTGTATTATTTGATTGGGTTAGAGATAATGGTTATAGAATGACATGGAGACCTCATATTATCGCTTTTGAAGATAAAAGAGAAGTATAATGTCTAAAGAAGAAGCAATTGAGGTGCTAGAAGAAATAGCTGAAAATGTTAGCGTTTGTTGTGCTATAACGATGGAACCCGATGAAGTATTAGTATTAATTGATAAATTAAAAAAATATTTAGAAAATGAATAAATATATTTATGGAGCAAAATTATTAAGAGTAGTAGACGGAGACACAGCTGATTGTATGATTGATTTAGGTTTTGATACTTGGGTAAAAGCAAGATTAAGATTTAAAGGTGTAGATACTTGGGAGAAAAGAACAAGAGATAAGGGTGAAAAAGTAAAAGGAATAGCAGCATCTGCTTTTACTACTAGTTATTTAGAAAAAAATGACGGTAATTTTACTATCCAATCTTATGGGAAAGGAAAATATGGTAGAATATTAGCAGAAATTTTTATTGAAGGGGAAGAAAAATCATTAAATACACTATTAATAGAAAATGGACATGCTTATGTTTATGATGGGGGTAAAAAACAAATATTTAAAGGATAAATAATGTTACAAATAGGAAATAAATCCTTCCTTAGTTGGGATGATGTAGAAGTTTTAGTAAAAAAGTTATGTAATAAAATTACACAATCGAACTTAGATATAAAGTATATTTGGGGTCTTCCAAGAGGAGGATTAATTCCAGCAGTTATGGTTTCACACAAATTAGGGATTCCAATGACTAAAGGTACAATAACTCCCGATACTCTAATTATAGATGATATATGTGATAGTGGTGTTACATTAGCAAATTTCTATAAAACCTATCAAGACGAATTTGCATTTCCGTTTGATTTAAAAACAGCAGTTTTACACTATAAACCCCAAACATCAGTTTTTGAACCAACTCTATTTGCTAATCAATGGAGTAGTAACAACTGGATTATTTATCCTTGGGAAAGAAAAGACTCAAAGTCTATTCAAGACTATAAAATATAGTTTGGAATTCCACTAAATTATTCGTATATTATATCAAATAAAAAATTAATAATGGCAGAAAACAAACGAAGAAAAATTCACGAGGAATTAGAAGTAGTACAAGAAGGTTTTGCTAATGGTGTTGCACCTGGTTTTCCTTTAAAACAGTCTGAAAAAGATAAAATGATTATTCAAGCAGAAAAGGCATATGGTCAATTTTTAGATGCTTTAAAATGTGATTGGAGAAATGATCCAAATTCAATGGAAACACCTCGTCGAGTAGCTAAAGCATATGTAAACGATTTATGGGCTGGCAGATACACTGCAATGTCTCCAATAACATCATTTCCTTCAGATGGCTATGATGGAATTATTATAGAACGTAATATACCTTTAACTTCAATGTGTTCCCATCACCACCAAACAATAGGGGGTGTAGTTCATATTGGTTATATAGCTGGAGATAATGGCCAAGTAATTGGTTTATCTAAATTAAATAGAATTGTAGAATTGTTTGGTAGAAGAGGTGCTATTCAAGAACAACTCACATCAGCAATACATAATGCTGTAAATAAAGTAACTGAAGGTAATAAAGGTGTTATTATTACTATAGTTGCAGGACATAATTGTGTAAGTTGTAGAGGTGTAAAACATCAAGGAGCTGCTATGGTAACAACAAAGGCATCAGGTGTATTTAGAGAAAATGATAATTTAGCAAGAAAAGAATTTTTTGACAGTCTAAAGATTAATAACGGAGGACATAATATTTAAATAAATAAAAGTTATGAATAAAAATAATGTACCATTTGTAAATGAAGTAGAGGAATTTAATTCCACTATGGGTAAACCTAATAATTATGAACCTACAATTCCCGAAAAAAAAGAATGGCAGTTTGTATACGATTTTATCCTTGAAGAACTTGAAGAATATAAAGAAGCTTGCGAAAGAGGAGATATCGTGGAAGTTTTGGATGCTCTTTGTGATATTACTTATGTTTCCCTTGGGAACGGTGCTATGTTACATGGTCTTAAGGATAAGGTATGGCCAGCCTATCAAGAAGTACAAGGTTCGAATATGTCAAAGGCTTGCATTAACGAAGAAGAAGCACAAGCGACAGTTAAAGTCCGTTCCAAAGAACAAGATGAACCGTGTCACTATGAAAAGGTTGGTAAATATTATATTGTCTATAGAACACGTGATAAAAAAGTAATGAAAAATGTTAATTATTATAGACCAAATTTATCACAATTTTTTACTAAAGAAGAATTAAAGAATGTATAAAAAGGCATTTGCACGACGTCTTAAAGATAATAAATTTTTAATTCATTTATGGGAAGATAGTGGCTATTCTAAAGTAGAATGGGATAATAAAGCTTACATAGAATGTCATGAAGCCGATGCTCAATATACTGGGTTAAATGGTGAACCTCTAAAAAAGATATCTAATTGGAGGTCTGATAATTCAAAATTGCATTTTCATGATATGCCTGCTTATCAAAAGTTTTTAGTAGAAAAATATGGTGTTAATGATGAACCCTCTACAACACATAGAGAAGTATTTTTTGATATTGAAACCGAAATGGGGGATGCTCTTACTGAAGAGTATATTAAATCTGCTCCTAAAAAAGTAACATCAATTGCTTGGTATGATAAACAGGTAGACTTATGGGGTATTGTGATTCTTGATCCTAAGGGTCAACTAGAACATACTAAAGCTAAAAATAAAGAAATTATACCTTGTAAGACAGAAGGGGAGTTATTAGCAAAATTTTTAGAATTATTTAGAGAAATAGACCCAGATATAATTGTAGGGTGGAATAGTGATTATTTTGATGTTCCATATCTATACTATAGAATGTGTAATGTGTTAGGGGAAGAGTTTGCTAAACATTTATCTCCTATAGGGTATGTAAGAGAAACACCTTGGTTTAAGGACCAATACATACAAATATGTGGTGTTGAGTCTTTAGATTATATGCGTTTACATAAAAAGTTTAGTTGGGCAGATGAACCTTCAATGAGGTTAGACGCTATTGGGGAGAAATATGTTGGTATGAATAAGATAGAATATGAGGGTAATCTTGATGCTTTATTTGAAACTGACATACATAAATTCATTAAATATAACTTTGTTGATGTTGAAATATTAAAAAAGTTAGATGAAAAATTGGATTATTTAGCACTTGTTAAAAATCTATCTCATAAAGGAAAACATAACTATAGTGAAGTATATGCTAATACTAAAACCCAAGATGGAGCAATTTCCGCTTACTTATTAAGTAAAAATATAATTCCACCTGCTAAAGATAGAAACCCAATGTCTAAAAAAGGATATGCTGGTGGTTATTTATTTTGCCCTAAAGCAGGAATTTATAATTATGTGTTTGATGAAGATTTAACTTCACTATATCCATCAATTATAATGACTATTAATATTGGTAAAGAAACTATGGTTGGTAGAATTATAGATGCTGATGACAGAAATAATCGTTTAGGATTAAATGATTTAAAGTGTAGAGATTACGCAGAAGAAGTTATTGTTGAAAATATTAAAAGGAATAGAACTAAAGTTAGTATAGGTAGAATAGTTAAAATGATAGAAGGAAATAATTTATCAGTTTCAGCAAATGGTGTCATGTTTAACACAGATCGTGAATCAGTACTTTCTACAATATTAAAAAAGTGGTTTGACGAAAGGGTTTTATATAAAAATAAAATGCAAAAAGCATTTAAATCAGGTAATAAAGAGTTAGGTGTTGCTTACCATATGAAACAATATACTATGAAGATTCTACTTAATTCGTTATATGGCGCTACAGCATTGGGCTCATTCCGTTATGGGAATGTTATATTATCTGAAGCTATAACGCTTAGTGGACAGCGTATAATACAAGAATCTGCACTAACAGCAAATACTCATATGAATAAAGTTATAAGAGAAGAAATTACATTATGAAACATTTAGAAGATACTCCTTGGTGGATTTGTGATCCTGATGATAATAATTATGTAGCATATTCTGACACAGATTCTATTTACATCCATGCTGAACCTTTACTTAGACATTTATACCCATCATTTGATGAAATGCCTAGTGAAGAAAAAGATGATAAATTAGAAGAAATTGCTTTAAAATATCAAGATATTATAACAGATTCTTATAGTTCTTTAGCTATGGATTGTTTTAACGCTAAGGGAAAACACAGGTTAGAAATGAAAACAGAATGTGTTATTAGATCAGCTTATTTTAGAGCTACAAGGCGTTATGCTCAATGGATTACTAAACAAGAAGGCATAACAAAGGAAACATTAGATGTTAAAGGGCTAGAATTTAAAAAGGCAAATTTTCCTCCAGTGTTAGGTGATTTTTTTAGAAAAGCATTAATTGATGTTTTAAAAGGAGCGGAACAAAGTGAAATAGATGGTAGACTAAAATTATTTAAAACACAGATTCTAGATGGGACTATACCTTTAACTAAGTTAGGGAACCCAACATCCGTAAAAAAATTAAATAAATACACAGAACGTAAAGCTAGAGCTGGAGAAATGTTTTCAATTATGGCTAAAGGAGCACCTGCAGCTGTTAAAGCAACTGTAGTTTATAATGATTTATTAAAATTTTGGGGTTTACATAAAGAACATAATTATATAACCCAAGGTAGTAAAGTAAAATGGATATATATGAGGCCAAACCCTTACCAAATTGATGCTATTGCTTTTTTAGATTATGATTTACCAGATAAAATTCGTATATTCATTGAGCAATATGCAGATAGAAAGAAAATATTCGAGTCCATATTATTAAATAAATTAGAGGGATTTTATAATGATTTAGGGTGGACACTAAATTTAAACCCCTACCAACAAATGTTTTTCAATATATGATAAATAAAGCAAAGCTACAATCAGTAATTAACAAATATTATTTAAATGTTAATGAAGCCGTAAAATGGGTTGTTGAAGATAATAAACTTCAAATTGATTTTATGTCACCAACTAAAGACATTATAGGAAAGTTAACCTGTAATGATTTTCAATTAGAAGATAGTACTCTTGCTATTTATGATACTAAAAAATTAAATAGTTTAGTTAGTATATGTAATGGAGACTTACTTTTAGAGTTAGAAAAAACTAATAAAATATACACAAAATTAAAAATATCAGACCTAAATTTTAATTTAACTTATGCCTTATCTGATGCATTATTAATTGGTAAAGTAGGAACGATAAATATGCCTGAATTTGTAGTTAAATTAAATCTAACTACTGAAGATATTGAAAATCTTATTAAAGCAAAAAGTGCATTATCTCAAGTAGATAATATGTTAATAACAACTACTACTAATTTAGATGGAGAGAATGTTTGTGAGTTTATATTTGGTGATGAATCTGGACATAATAATAAAATTACATATCAAATATTAGGTGATATTACAGAACAAGATTTAAAAATACCATTTAATTCAGATACATTTAAAACTATACTTCATGCTAATAAGGATATGGAAGAAGGAACATTAAATATTAGTAGTATGGGATTAATTGAAATGAAATTTAAAACAGATACAATTTCTTCAGAATATTTTATGGTAAGAAAAGCAGAAACTGACTTTTAATATATGTATTAGAGAATAAACTGACCTAAGGGCGTAAGTTATTTATTTTATTATTAACCGCTGATCTAACGACAGCACAAAAACAAAGTGATATGAGTACACATTTTTTAGAGAGATTTTACAATCCGTATGATCTATTATTTCGCAACCTGTTTGAATCAGGAGCAACATTTACACCGGCTGGAGAAGCCAAACAACAATATCCAATTAACATTTTTGAAGATGATCTAGGTCTAACTTTTGAGTTAGCTTGCACTGGCATTCCTAAAGAAGCCATTGAAGTTAAATTAGAAGGAGATATGATCACCTTTTCTTATGATAAGGACAAAACCCCCGACCCCGAAAGAAGTTATATTCATAGAGGGATTGCAAAACGTTCTTTTAATTTAGCTTATAAATTAGGAACTAAATTTACACCAAATAAAGCAACAGCTAATTTTAATGATGGTTTGTTAATAGTAACAGTACCATTTGCAAAAGAAGCAGCATCAAAAGTTATAAAAATTAATTAAAGTCTTAACCTAAGTTCGCCCTTTAGGTTGGATTATTAATATATTTTTCGTATATTAACGTAAATAAAAAAAGTTATATGACTACAAAAATCAAAGACCCAAAAATGGATCCCTATTATATAGGAAAAGACACATACTGTTATACAGTATATGAAATTGTAACACCTCAAGCAAAATATTTGGAAGAAGGTAGTGAAGGTAAAGATTATGAAAAACCACAAGCACATTTTTCTAATTTCGGATCGGCTCTTCAATGCGTTGCTAAACTTAAACTAAACAACTCACAAACCCAATATAATAGTATAAAAGAATATATTGAAAAGTGGGAATTATTAATGGTTGAATTAAAAGAACTACAAAATTATAAAGGATTATGAATTTAGAAGCATTATTTAACGCAGTTATTGTAAAACCTCTAGAAGTAGAAGAGGAGACGTATGGATCAATTGTTGTACCAGATATTGGTAAAGATAAAAACGAGCATGGTGAAGTAGTAGCAGTAGGGCCAGGTTCAAATACACATATGGGGCATTTTATCCCAGCTGTAATTGAAGTAGGTGATATTGTTGTACTACCTACTCAAGGTTTTACTAAATTAGAACATGAAGGGGAGGAGTTTTATATCGGACCTGAAAATCAAGTATTAGCTAGAGTAAAAAGAGAAGTTAATGTTAAGGATGTTTTATCTAAAACAGAGCCTTTAAATAAAGAACACTTAATAAGTGAAGAAGAATTAAATAAATTAGAAAATAAAAACCATGAGTAAAATTATAGAATTTGGCCCTGAAGGGAGAAAAAAATTAGTAAAAGGAATTGATACGTTAGCTGATGCCGTAGTATCAACATTAGGACCTAATGGTAGAAATGTGGTAATTGAAAAAGACCATCAACAGGTTCAATCTACTAAGGATGGTGTAACAGTTGCAAGACATATATCATTAAAAGATCCTGTAGAAAATTTAGGAGTGAATTTAGTTAGAGAAGCTTCTATTAAAACAGCAGATAAAGCTGGTGATGGAACTACTACCTCAACTTTACTTGCTAGAGAAATGATTAGAGAAGGATTACAACATTTAACAAATGGAGCTAATGCTGTAGATATTAAAAGAGGAATTGATAAAGCAGTAAAAGATGTTATCACATCATTAAGAAAAAATATTTCTGAAGATATATCTGAAGAAGGACAATTAGAACAAGTTGCAACTATATCAGCAAATAACGACCCTGAAGTAGGAAAATTAATTGCTACAGCAATTGATAAAGTAGGACATGAAGGAGTAGTACATATTGAAGAAAGCAAATCAGGAGAAACATATCTTGAAACAGTTGAAGGTATGCAGTTTGAAAGAGGTTATAAATCTCATTATTTTGTTACTAATAACAATACTATGACTTCTATTTTAGAAGATGTTCAAATTCTTATTGTAGATGAAAAATTAACAACAGTTAAAGCATTACTTCCAATTTTAGAAAGTGTAGCATCTCAAAACAAATCTTTACTAATTATTGCAGAAGATATTGATAATGAAGCATTAGCTACTTTAATAGTAAATAAAGGAAGAGGTACTATTAAAACTTGTGCTGTAAAAGCCCCAGATTTTGGTGATAGGAGAAAATTAATTTTAGAAGATATAGCTACATTAACAGGTGGAACGGTTTTTTCTAAAGAAAAGGGACATAAATGGGATAAATTCCAACACAGTTGGTTCGGAGAAGCTCGAACAGTAACTATTACTAAAGATAAAACTACTATTATTGATGGAAAGGGAAATGAAGAAGCTGTTAACAGCAGAGTTGACAATTTAACTAACCAGATTGATAGTGCTGAAAGTGATTTTGAAAAAGAACAATTACAAAATAGATTAGCTAGATTATGTGGAGGTATTTCAATAATTCATGTTGGGGGTTTTACAGAAACTGAAATGAATGAGAAAAAAGATAGAGTTGATGATGCTTTAAATGCCACTAAAGCAGCAATTGAAGAAGGAATAGTACCAGGTGGAGGAACAGCATTACTGTATGCTAGAAATTCTATTATTAATGATAATATTGGAGCTGGAATTGTTTATAAAGCTTGTGGTAAACCTTTTGAACAAATACTTATAAATGCTGGTTATGAATCCGTAGAGGCTCAAATGTTAGGTAAGTACCAACTAGTTGAAAGTGGGGATAATACATGGACTGGATATAATATTAAAACTGATAAAGTTGTTGATATGAAAAAAGCTGGTATTATTGACCCTACAAAAGTAACAAGGGTTGCTATTGAAAATGCAGCAGCCGTAGCAGGTACTGTATTATTAACAGAATGTATAGTAGTAAATGAACCCAAAGAAGAAGAGAAACAACAACAAATAGATCCATCACAAATGATGGGAATGTAAAATGGAAACAGTAATAAACGAACATAATGAATTAATAGCAACAAGAGTACCACCTGGGGACAGGTGGCAACTTGTTGGTGATGTTAAAAAACAAGTATGGCCTACTTTAACGGATGTTTTAGAAGCATATTTAAACAAAACAGGTTTTAAAGGAGAATATAGATTAGATCCTTTAAGCAGTAAGTTGTATGCTATACAAACAACTGAGGAACAAGTACAGCCTCAAGAAGAAAAACTATTTTCTTTATATGGAGAGTTTAGACAAGGTATTTAAAGTTGGTAGTTTAATTATATTTTCGTATATTATATAAAATAAAAGTTATGAATAAAAAACATTCACTATGGGTTGAAAAGTATAGACCCACTACATTAAAAAATTATGTTGGAAATGAAAGTATTAAAAAATCAATATCAAATTATATTGAACAAAATGATATTCAAAATTTAATATTTTATGGCCCAGCAGGAACAGGAAAAACAACATTAGCTAAACTTATTGTTAAAAATATTGATTGTGACTATCTTTACATAAATGCTAGTGATGAGAGGGGGATTGAAACAATTAGAGATAAAGTATCAGGATTTGCAAGTACAATGTCTTTTAAACCCCTTAAAGTAATTATTTTAGATGAAGCTGATTTTCTTACAATTCAAGCACAAGCATCTTTAAGAAATATAATAGAAACATTTTCACGTACTACTAGATTTATATTAACTTGTAATTATATTGAACGTGTAATTGATCCCCTACAATCTAGGTGTCAAACTTTAAAAGTAATTCCTCCATCAAAGCAAGATATTGTTTACCATATTATAGATATTCTTACTGCAGAAAATTTAGGAATGGGGGCTGATGAATTAAAATTAGTTATTAACCAACATTACCCAGATATTCGTAAAGTACTTAATACTCTACAGGTTTCTAATGTAGAAGATGATACTATTATTATAGATAAAACAACATTAGTATCATCAAGTTATATGAGAAAAGTATTAAAGGAATTATCTGATGATAAACCAAGATTTAATGATATTAGACAAATAATTGCGGATGCAAATGTTCAAGATTTTGAAGAATTATATAGATATCTTTATGATCATGCCCATATATTTGCTTTAGGTAAAGAAGGTACAGTAGCCTATTATATAAATGAGTACACATACCAGTCCAATTTTAGAATTGATAAAGAAATAAACTGTATGGCATTAATAAGTCAACTTATTAAACTATAAAAATAATAATAAATAAACAATTAATAAAAAAAAACAAAATGAGCGAACAAGTACAACAACCCCAAATAGATCTAAAAAGTACTACTGGATTTGAAGATGAAAATGGAAATAAAATTTTTCAACAAGGATATATTCTTAGAAAAGTCTCTAAATTTATATCTGGAGGTAATGAAGATGCTATAATGCCTATTCCTGTATTTTATGAACCAAAGACAGGAAAAATAGTAGAATCAACACTCCACCCAGATTTAAAAGAAGAATTTAAGAATGACTGTATTTAATTGGTTAAACGAAGTTACTGTTAAAAAAACCCCAACCACTCAATTTTCTCAAGAAGATTGGGATGGTTGGAATTCTTATATGGTCCATAGATTTTTATCTATGAATAAATCATATATTGATGTGGTTAATGTAGCACAAAAATTTCACCCAACTGATAAAAAAGGAATTTATAACTTTTATAAAGAAACTCTTCCAAGTAAAAAAATTTGGAACAAATATATAAAAAACCAAAATAAAAAAGATACTAAAGAGCTATCTAAAATAATAGCTCATTATTTTGAATTAGGGATTCATGAATCAAATTCGTATATTCCCATATTAGGGAAAGATAACATAATTGATATACTTAATTCTATAGGACTAGAAAAAAAAGAAATTAAAAAACTTATAAAAACAATATGATATTACAAGTATACAACATGTTAAAATCATCAGCTGAAGCTGATAAAAATAAAGCATTACTCAGTTTAGAATTATTAACTAAACATGCAGCAGGTATTGGTGACCATTCTACTGGGGATTTTTATAAAAATGCTGAAGAAGCACTTATAATGTTAGTAGATGCTGATGATAGATTAGCTACATTAGATAAATATTTTTCACAACCAAAAGAAGTAATTAATGAGTGATATAATTAAAAAATACGAAGAAATGAGTAGTGAAGAGATAATAGATTATAAAACTCAAAATACAACACCTGATTTAAATTCAACACCTGTAGAAATATTCGAACATGAATATCCAGAATTATCAAAGGAATTTAAACAAATACAAAAAGAAATGTATAAAATGTTTGCTGCTAAGCATATGGATTATGGATTACAAAATATTTCGTTAGGTGGGGATTTGACTAATGCAAATGATAAAAAGTTTTCATTAACAGGTCTTGCAATTAGACTAACTGATAAAATATCAAGATTAAGAAATTTACTTACTAATGGTAGAAGTTTTGTTAAAGGTGAAGGAATGGAAGATACGTTTATTGATATTGCTAATTATGGAATAATTGGTATGTTAGTGGGACGTAACAAATGGAAAAAATAATTTTGGGAAAGAAAAAATTACCAATTATAGTAAGGGAAATAAGAGAAAACCCTCCAACTCCCCTAAATTTTGCAGTTGAAAAAAACATTTCTTATTCTCAACTATCAATGTTCACTCAGTGTCCTAAAAAATGGGCCCTTCAATATAGAGATGGTCATAAAATCAGCGAACAAAGCATTCATATGACTTTTGGAACAGCTTTACATGAAGTTTTACAACATTATTTAGATGTAATGTATGAAACAAGTGGAGCTGAAGCAGATAGAATTGATATTGAAGAGTTATTTGAAGATACCTTAAGAGAATGTTATGCTAATGATTATAAAAAAAATAAAGGTAAACATTTTAGCTCGCCAGAAGAATTAAGAGAGTTTTTTGAAGATGGTAAATCTATTTTAGATAATTTTAAAAAAAATAAAGGTGGACATTTTAATAAAAAAGGATGGTATTTAGTAGGTTGTGAAATACCATTAGTTATCGCGCCTAATATGCGCCTTAACCGCGTAAAATACATGGGTTACTTAGATATCGTAATGTACCATGAACCAACAAATACATTTAAGATAATCGATATAAAAACGTCAACTAAAGGATGGGGTTCGTATGCTAAAAAAGATGAGTCTAAACAATTTCAACTAGTACTTTACAAATATTTCTTCAGTAAGCAATATAACATACCAATTGAAAACATTGACATTGAATTTTTTATTGTTAGACGTAAAGTATATTTAGATGGTGAATATCCTCAAAAGAGAATCCAAACATTCACCCCAGCTTCTGGAAAAAATAAAGTTAATAAAGCTACTAGAAATTTAGATGAATTTATAAATAGAGCATTTAACTTGGATGGGTCATATAAAGATACTATATTTGAGGCAAATCCAAGTAGATGGAATTGTAATTTTTGTCCTTATAAAACAAAAAAGGAATTATGTAATGCAGTTGGTAAATCTTTATAATCTGCATATATGTATAGACAAATATAACAATAAAAACAAATATTATGGCACAAAAAGAAATGACACTAACTAGTGTAAAAGTAAAAAGTAATTTATTTGATGATTTTAAAATCGAATGTGTAAAAAGAAAATTTAGTTTTCAAAAATTAGCAGATAGATCTTTATTTTTATACTTAACAGACGAAGATTTTAGGAAAAAAATTAACTCACAGGTAAATTTAGAAAAATAACAAAAAATAACAAAAAAGTTTTATAAATGAGAGAAGGTTACATTAAAAAAGAAGATAGAAAAAAAATTCTACTTTTAACAGATGATATTAGAGTCCATTCAGGAGTAGCTCAAATAGGAAGGGAAACAGTAGAACATACAGCTCATAGATATAATTGGGTTCAAATAGCTGGGGCAATTCAACATCCTGAAAAAGGAAAAATACAAGATTTAAGTGAATCTATAAATAAACGAATGGATTTAAATGATTCATCAGTTTTACTATATCCTTGTGATGGTTATGGAGATGAAAAATTAGTAAGAATGATTATCAAAAGAGAAAAACCAGATATTATCTTATTAATTACAGATCCACGTTATTTTGAATGGTTATTTCAAATAGAAAATGAAATTAGAAGTCAAATTCCTATTACATATTTAAATATTTGGGATGACTTACCAGCTCCCATGTATAATAGAGAATTTTATGATTCATGTGATGCTTTGTTTGGTATTTCTAAACAAACAAAAAATATTAATGAAATGGTTTTAGGTGAATTATCTAAAAACAAAGTAATGAAATTTATCCCTCATGGATTAAATGAAAAAAACTTTTTTCCTTTAAAATCTACCGATCCTAAATTAAAAGAACTATCAACACATCTTCAAAAAGATAAGGATATTAAATTTTCATTATTATTTAATTCTAGAAATATTAGAAGAAAATGTATTCCTGATACTATAATGGCTTGGAAGTTATTTTTAGATAATCTTACTACAGAAGAAAGAAATCAATGTCAAATGGTAATGCACACCCAACCAATTGACCAAAATGGAACGGATCTACCAGCAGTAATTAACTTTTTATTCCCCGAAAATGATCATAATATTGTAATGTCTCACCAAAAATTTACAACAGATCAAATGAATTTATTATATAATAATGCTGATGGTGTTATATTATTATCATCTGCAGAAGGATGGGGGTTATCATTGACAGAAGCACTATTAACTGGTACTCCATTTATAGCAAACGTAACAGGTGGTATGCAAGATCAAATGAGATTCGTAGATGAAAGTGGTAAGTGGTATACTCCAAACCCAGATGTCCCATCAAACCATAGAAAAACATACACAAAATGTGGTGAATGGGCTCTACCAGTCTTTCCAACTAATCTATCATTAGTAGGATCTCCAAAAACACCATACATTTATGATGACAGATGTTCATTTGAAGATGCTGCTGAGCAAATAATGAAGTTGTATAAAATGGGAGATAAAAAAAGAAAATCAATTGGTGAAAAAGGAAGAAAATGGGCTTTAAGTAAAGAGGCTGGATTTACATCTGAAATTATGGCTGAAAGAATAACAGAGGGTTTTGAAGAGACATTAAAAAACTTTAAACCAAAATCTAAATTTACATTTTCTAGCGACACTGATAGTAATAAAAAAGTTTTAAATCACAAATTAATATATTAATATGAAAAATACATTTGTAATTAGTTGTCCAATAGATACTTATAGTGGTTATGGAGCAAGATCTAGAGATTTTGTAAAAGCATTAATAGAGTTGGACGAATATGAAGTACAAATATTACCTCAAAGGTGGGGAAGTTGTGCTGAGGGTTTTATAGAAGATAATAAAGAATGGGAGTTTTTAAATAAACATCTAATTCCACAACTAATGGCAAAACCTGATTATTGGTGCCAGATAACTGTCCCAAATGAGTTTCAACCTGTAGGGAAATATAATATTGGTTTAACAGCTGGTATGGAAACTACTATAGTTGATGGAAGTTGGATTGAGGGTTGTAATAGAATGGATTTAATTTTAACCTCGTCAACACATTCAAAAAATGTTTTTAAAAATTCAACTTTTTATAGAAATGGAGATGAAAAAGATTTAATAGAATTATCTAAACCAATTGAGGTATTAATTGAGGGTTTAAATTTAGATGTTTATAAACCCATTAAAAAGTTTAAAAATAAAGAATTATACAATCACCTAGATTCTATCCCAGAGAAATTTGCTTACATATCAGTAGGACATTGGATGCAGGGTGAAATGGGTGAAGATAGAAAAAATATAGGATTAACCGTTAAGGCTTTTTATGAATTATTTAAAAATAAAAAACATTCACCAGCTTTAATTTTAAAATGCTGTATAGTAAATGGCAGTATTATGGATAGGTCAGAAATACTTAGAAGAATTAAAATTATAAGAGATTCAATTACTGACGCTAAGATATTACCTAAAATCTATCTCTTACATGGTAATTTTACAGATCCTGAAATGAATGAATTATACAACCATCCAAAAATAAAGGCAATGGTTAGTTTAACAAAAGGAGAAGGTTTTGGGAGGCCATTATTAGAATTTAGTGCGATTAATAAACCTATAATAGCAACAAATTGGTCGGGCCATGTTGATTTTTTAAAGAATGTAAGTTTTGTAGAAGGTAAGTTGAATAAAGTTCATCCATCAGCTGTTGTTAAAAATATGATTTTACCAGAAGCAGAGTGGTTTGCCCCAGAATTAGCAGATATAGGATACTCATTTAATAATGTTTGGGAAGCTTATGATGAGTGGTTAAAAGATGCAAAACAGCAAGGTTTCCATTCACGAAAGAATTTTTCATATGATGTTATGAAAAAACAAATAAAAACCATTTTTTCTAAAAATTTAACAAAATTACCTAAAAAGATGGATTTAAACATAGGTAAAATTGAAATGCCTAAAAAACTAAAAAAAGTATAATTATGGGAGTAGAAACAGATAAATTAATTAAATGTAATAGATGTGAAGGTGATGCTTGTTACTATCAAGAAGTAAATAATATTAAATTATATTCATGTTATGGTTGTGGTTTTCAAACCTCATCAATAATGAAAAAAGATGAGAAATTTTTTGAAGAACAGATGGAAATACTTCCTGAATTATATAAAGCTTTACTAGGTGAAGACGATGAAGGATTAATTTGGATGCCCCAAACTGTAAACCTACCACAAACTGGAATGGTATTCGCATCAGTAGCTAAAGAACATGGTATAGTAAATGAAACACCTTCTCAAGATAATTATGAATGGGCTGCCGTAAAAGCTATTAAAATAAAAGAAGAAGATAAAGAAAAATACCCCATCCCTAATAAAAAAGGTGAATTTTATGAATGGAGAATGGATATGACAACTGAAAAAAGATTTCCACATAAGGATTTTGTAGAGGCTTTAGATTACATAGGAATTTTTGGAGAAGAAAAATAAATTTAATGAAAATAAGTTATGCAATTACAGTTTGTAATGAGTTTGTAGAAATACAAAAACTCATACCATTTCTTTTAGAACATAAAAGACATGAAGATGAAATCGTAGTTCTATACGATTCAAAAAATGGTTCTAAATCAATAGAACAATTCCTAAGAGCAAAATCAATCAATGGTGAATTCAGTTGGCATAAAGGAGAGTTTAATGGACACTTTGCTAATTGGAAAAATAAACTTACGTCAATGTGTAGTGGAGATTGGATATTCCAAATTGATGCTGATGAAATACCTCATATAGACTTAATTACATTTCTTCCTGAAATCATTTTAAGTAATCCCAAAAATGAAGTAATTAGAGTTCCAAGAGTAAATACAGTTTATGGATTAACAGAAGAATATTCTAGAAAATGGAGATGGAATGTGAATGATAAAGGTTGGGTTAATTGGCCTGATTTTCAGTGGAGAATTTGGAAAAATCATCCAAGAATAGAATGGGTAAATAAGGTACATGAAGTATTAGAAGGTTACAATGTTTATGCTGATTTAAATCAAGAAGAACGTTTTGCTTTGTACCATCCAAAAGATATAGAAAGACAAATAAAGCAAAATAATTATTATGAAAGTTTATAGCAGTTTTTTACCTATTGAGAGGTATGAAAAGTTTATTTTAAGTAATAAAAGATTTGAAAAAATTCCAATTACTATATTTAATGATTATTTTACTAAAGATAATTGGAATGAGTTAAATGAAAATAAAGTAAATATTCTTATCTTAAATGAGCCTGACCAATTATTTGGACATCATACTTATGCACAAAAACTATACACAAATTATGATTTAATTTTAACTTGGGGTCAAGATGTTATAGATAACTGCCCTAATGCTCATTTATTTATTCATGGTGAAACTAATTTAAGTAAAGATTATATAGATTCATTTTATTACCATAAAAAAAGAAAATTTGAAGTAACTTTTTTAAGTGGTGTATTAGAATTAATTGAAGGTCATAAATTAAGACAAAAAATACTACATATAGAAAATAAAGTAAAAATACCTACTAAATTTTGGAGGGTATTAAGTGATTTCAATCATAAAACCGGGAATAGACCAGGTTATAGAGACCCGGGATGTGAAGTAATTACTTTAGATGGTTCACCAATTGAGGGAGAAGGTAAAAAAGAAATTTGGAATAGGAATTCTATGTTTCATGTAGCTGTAGAAAATTCTAAAAATTTAAATTATTATACAGATAAAATAGTAGATTGTTTTGCTACTAAATCTATTCCTATATATTGGGGTGCTCCTAATATAGGAGATTACTTTAATAAAGATGGAATAATTACTTTTGAAAATGAAAATGATCTAGTAGACATTTTAAATAATTTAACAGAAGAGGATTATAAAAATAGGTTGGAAGCTGTAGAAGAAAATTATATATTGGCTCTAGAAAATGGGTTCTTTTTTGAAAGATTAGAAAACGCTTTAGATCAAATAATAAAACAAAATAATTTATGAGTAGAAAATATTTACCAACATTAGCAGAATTAGTTGATAGATTATCAATTGCACAACTTAAAGAAGTTTTTATTAAAGATCATAAAAATGAATACTCTAAAGAAATCAAAGATATAACTCATGATATAGATTTAATATTAAATGATGAAAATATTAAACTAAATGGTAAAGATATTAGAGCAATTGTTGTTTTATCACAAATGAATTTACACATTTGGCATAATGAAACTAAATACCGTGCTGGAACAGGTAATGGTAATTTAGGTTTAACCCATGGATTAAATGGCATCAGAAATACAGCTAAGAATATGATTCAAGAAAATAGTGGGGGGAGAAAAGATTATAAAATTGACTGCATAGCAGCAGAATTTAAAGATTGGGAGATATCATGGTAAAAGTATTAGTAATAGGAGATAGTTGTTTAGATGAATATATTTATTGTGCAACAGATAGATTTTGTCCAGATGCACCAGTGCCTATCTTAAAACCAGAATCATATGTTTCTACAGAAGGTATGGCCGGAAATGTAGCAGATAATTTAAGAGCATTAGGTATTAGTGTAGATTTAATTTCAAATGCTAATAGAATTAAAAAAACAAGATATGTTGATGAAAGGACAAATCATATGTTTATTAGAATTGATGAAGGTGAAGATGATATATTTCCTATAGCTAAAAAAACACTAGAAAATATTAAATGGAATAAATATGATGCTGTTGTTATAAGTGATTATTGTAAGGGATTTCTAACAGAAGATGAAATTGCTTATATTTCAAATCAACACATAAATACCTTTTTAGATACAAAAAAATCTATTGGCAATTGGGCTTCAAATATTAATTTTATCAAAATAAATGAAGTTGAATCAAATCATAATAAAATCTTTCTAGAAGGTAATAAAGATTTATTTTTTAATAAAGTAATTTCAACATTAGGAAGTAAAGGGGCACGTTATAAAGATAAATTATTTCCCGTAGATAAAGTAGATGTTAGAGACACCAGCGGAGCTGGTGATACATTCATGGCTGGTTTAGTATACGCATATATAACCGAAAATAACGTAGAAAATGCAATTAAATTCGCAAATAAATGTTCCACCCAAGTAGTACAGAAAAAAGGTACTGCAAAAATAAATAAAAAAGAATTATGAAGTATAAATTTAGTAAAAAATTACCAGAAGTAGCAATCATTGAACCAGAGGTGCATTATGATTATAGAGGAGAATACATAGAAACTTGGAATATAGAAAATTATAAAGTATTTGATTACTTAAATAAAAACTCAGAAAAAATTGTATTTAAACAAGATGACATTAGTACATCAGTAAAACATACTTTAAGAGGACTACATGGCGATACAAAAACTTTTAAATTAGTTCAATGTCTTTATGGTTCATTACTACAAGTAGTAGTAGATTTTAGAGAAGATAGTGATACTTATTTAGAATTTGATATGTTTCCTTTAAATGATAAAAATAGAAATCAAATATTAATTCCACCTGGCTATGTAAATGGTCATTTAGTAATGAGTGAATCAGCAATGTTTAGTTACAAACAATCTACTTTATATGGGGGACCTGGTTCTCAATTTACTATAAAATGGAATGACCCAAAATTAAATATACCTTGGCCTATTGATAATCCTATATTATCGTTAAGGGATAAAAACGCAGATACTATATGAAAAAATTCGTATTAATAACAGGAGGAGCTGGTTATTTAGGATCAGTATTAGCTGAAGTTTTATTAGATAATGATTACACTGTAACTGTATTTGATAATTTAATGTATAAACAAACATCATTATTGCATTTGTGTGATAATAAAAATTTTAATTTCATTAAAGGGGATGTTACTAATAAAAAACAATTTTTACCACAAATTATTAATCATGATATTATAATACCCTTAGCAGCTATAGTTGGTGCACCTGCTTGTGATGCAAATCAAGATTTAGCAACAGCTATTAATTACAATCAGATAGAATTTATAGTTGATAACTTAAGAAAGGATCAAAAATTATTAATGCCTAATACAAACAGTCAATATGGGAGTTCAGATAGTATAATTACTGAAGAGTCTCCATTTAATCCTTTATCACATTATGCTGTTACTAAATGTAAAGCAGAAGAATATATTATGGATTGGGGTAATGGGATTTGTTTAAGATTAGCAACAGTATTTGGCACATCCCCTAGAATGCGTACTGATTTATTAGTTAATGATTTCGTGTATAAATCTATAACTGAGGGATGTTTAGTTTTATTTCAATCTCATTTTAAAAGAAATTATATACACGTAAGAGATATTGCTTATACCTTTCTTCACTGTATTGAAAATTATAGTAAATTAAATGGTGAAGTATTTAATGTAGGATTATCTAATGCTAATTTAAATAAAAAAGAATTAGCTGAAACTATTAAAAATTATTTTCCTAATTTAGTAATAATTGAAAATGAGTTTTCAACTGATATAGATAATAGAAATTATATAGTATCTAATGATAAATTAGAAGCCACAGGGTGGAAACCAAAATATACTATTGAAGATGGCATTAATGAGTTAATGTTAGCCTATAAGATGGTTATTGCAGATAATAATAAAAAATATACAAATTTATGATAACATTACAAACATCTAATCCCATAGCATATGACTCGCCAGATCACATTTTTCCTTGGGGAACTAAAAATGATAATTCAACAAATGAAGGATTTATTAATGAAACTTTAGAGTTTTGGAAACAGAGAGGTAAGGATAAAATTAATTTTTTAGATTTAGGGTGTTCAGGTGGTCAACTTGTAGTTGATTATGTTAATAAAGGACATTTAGGGGTTGGTTTAGAAGGAAGTGATTATAGTGTAGTACATAAAAGAGCTAATTGGCCTAAATATTATAATAAAAACTTATTTACTTGTGATGTTACTAAAGAATATAAACTATTTAATAACGATAAAAGAATAAAATTTGACGTAATATCAGCTTGGGAAGTTATAGAACATATCAAACCCGAAGACCTAAAATCATTTTTTAAACATATTAATGATAACTTAAATTCAGGTGGTTTTTTCTGTGGTTCTGTTTCTATGAATGTAGAAATATTAGAAGGTCATGTTTTACACCAAACAGTATGGAATGAAAAAACTTGGTATGAAAATTTTCCTGAGTTATTAAAAGAAACTAATTTAGAATTATATGATTATCCTTTTGCTAATAAAGTAAGAGAAGATGGAGGCTCATTTCATATTTTACTATTAAAAAAATAAATATGAAGATATTACTAACAGGCGCCTCAGGATTTGTAGGAAGACATTTGATACAAAAATTAGAAAAGGAAAAACATGAAATCATTAGTTTTAATTCTAGCAATTTTACTGAAATGTGGTATTGTGAAAAGAATTCATTTGATATTATAATACATCTAGCAGTTAAAACAGCAGCAGGTGGTTATTGTCAAAACCACCCAGGAGAACAATGGATAGTGAATAATAGCATTAATTCTGATATGTTAGCTTATTGGACTCAATATCAACAAAGAGCAACAATGATTACTTTTGGATCCTCCTGTGGGTATAGTAATGATGTAATAAAAACAGAAAAAAATTATTTAGTAGGAGAACCTGAAGAAGGTTATGAGGTATATGGGATGTCTAAACGTAATTTATTAGTTGGCTTAAAGGCATTAGCTAAAGAATTTCAAATGGATTCTAATTATTTAATACCCTCGGTATTTTATGGTCCTGATTATGATTTAAATGATAAACACTTTATATTTGACTTAATAAAAAAGATAGTTAATGCTAAGAATGGAAAAGATGAAGTAGTTCTTTGGGGTGATGGTACACAAGAAAGAGAATTAATTTATATAGATGATGCTGTAAATATTATAATGGCTTGCATGAACAACCCAGAAGCACCTAAAATGTTTAATTTATCATCTGGTAATACCTATATGCTTAAAGAATACGCACAAACTATTTGTGATATAGTAGATTATGATTTTAATTTAATTAAATGGGATATTAATGCTTTTGTAGGTTCTCCTAGTAAAAAATTGATTAATACTCATTTAAAAGGTTTTAAATTTACTCCCCTTAAAATAGGGTTAGAAAAAACAATAAAATATTATGAAAATAGCATCAGTAGTAGTAAATAGAAATGACGGTTATAAAGATCTAAGTCGAGGTATTATCCACTTTAGATATATGTGTGAAACTTTTGATGAAGTTAATTATGTAGATTGGAATTCAAAGGATGGTTCTTTTTTATGGGAGATTGAAAATAAAATCCCTTCAAATGGAAAAATAAAACACTATTGTATACCCTCTAATGTAGTAGATCAAATTATAATGGATTCAAATGCCCAAAAATGTAATGAAGCTATTAGTAGAAATATAGCTATTAAGAGAAGCAATGCAGATTGGATTGTTTCAACTAATTTAGATATTATACCCCCTACAAGAAGAGAGTTAAAAAATTTAATAAAAACATTAGACAAAAATACATTTTATACTGTATCTCGGAGAGAAGCACCTAAAGATATAGTGTATAATACAAAATCAAAAGAATTAAGAGAAGCGCTGTCAACCATACCAGCAAGACATTTTCCAGCTAAGGTAACTCCTAATGATAATTATAGTTTAATTAATTGTTGTGGAGATTTTCAAATAGCTCATAAAGATGTATGGGATAAAATTAAAGGATTTGAAGAAGAAATGATATATGCCTGTTATGTAGACACTAATGTTCAGAAAAAAGCAATATTAAATGATTTTAATTTAGAGGTGTTATATGAACCAGCATTATATCATATGGAGCATGGAGCTTATTATACTAAAGAAGACGGTACTCGAGTATTAGATAGTGAAAATAAAGGTTCTTATAAAGGAGATAATAAAGCTTATAATGATCCTTGGAAATGGGTTGAAAATTTTGATAAAACTCGTAATACTGAAAATTGGGGATTAGGAAACATTGATATAGAAGTAGAAGTAATTTAATATTTATAAATGAATCTCTTAAATGCTGTACCAATGGAAAAAAAAGAAAAATTAACAAAAAGAGAAGCTACAAGTATAGAAATTATATATAATAATAGTGAAGATTTGAAAAATTTATCAACTCGAGAAGAGTTTGTTCAATTTATATTGGAAGATAGTTTTAAATCTATAGAAATGGCTTTAGAAAATAAATTAGATAAAGTTGAATTATTTAACATATACAATTTATCATTAGTAGTTGAAATAGAAAAATCTAATTATAAAAATGCACTTAATAATTTAATTGAATACTATGTTACAGAAGAAAATTATGAAAAATGTTTACTAATAAAATCGATAATAAAAAAATATGAAATATAAATTTCAATCTAAAACTTCAACAGATGTATTAGGGTATACTAATGCTCATAGTTTAGAAAAAGCACAAGAATATTTTTCAAAAATCAAAGTTCTTCCTTTAGATAAATTTTTAAAAATATTTGTAGTAAAAGAAGCATAATGGAAGAAGAATTTGAAGGAGCAGAAGATTTAAAAAAATTATTTGAGAATATATTAGGATCTAGTATTACTCTTAAAGATACTATAAGTGCTACAGAAGAAAGTGTTTTTTGTTTAATTGTAAATAAATTAGATAAAGCACATAAAGATGATGAAGCTTTATATGAATTGTCTGGAATGGATTTGTCTAGATGTAAAGAAGATTTATTATTTGTTATTGAGGCATTGTTAAAGATTTCATATGGTCAGGATGCCTTTGATATGATTATGTGGTACATTTTAGATAGATTTAACCCAGATGGTAAAGTAGTTCCATTTGAAGATGAAAATGGAAAGCAATTTTCATTAATTACTTCTAAAGATTTACATGCATTTTTAAAGCATAGATTCCCCAATTAAACTTGGATCCCCAATAAATAGTTTGTATATTTGCGTAAGATTTTTAAAGGTTACGTATAATTATAATTATGAAGAAGACAAATCTAAAAATGATAAAATGTGTAGCATGTCATGAAGACATGCCTGAGTTAAGGCTAACTAAATTTGGATATAAAGTTTGTGTAAATTGCTCAACAACAGGAGCATATAGAGCTGTATCTACCATTAATGGTAGTGGAGACCATACATGGAACGACATACAAATAATGACACCCGAACAATATAATTCGTATGAAAAGACTGAAAAATTAGGTACAAAATCCTTAGATTCATTTAAAACAGAAGACTAATATGCCAAAAGCAAAACCTTTAAGTAAGGAATTAATAATGGCTGCTGTTAATAAAACTAAGTCTAATAGAGCAGCTGCTAGATATTTAAATGTTTCATATATTCATTATAAAAAGTGGGCTAAATTATACGAAAGTAAAACCCATGATAGTTTATTTGAACAACATAAAAATCAATCAGGAAAAGGTATACCTAAATTTTTAAAAAATAAGGGTAAAGAACCAGCACTAATTGACATTATAGAAGGTAGAGTTGATGTTTCTTCATTTTCCCCTGATAAACTTAAGTATAGACTTATAACTGAAGGATATTTATTAGAGGAATGCGCTTCGTGTGGTTTTCACGAACGCAGAGTTCTAGATTATAAAATGCCCTTACTCCTCCATTTTAAAGATGGAAATAAAAAAAATTATAGAAAGGAGAATACAGAGCTACTTTGTTACAATCATTTTTTTCTTACTGTAGGAGATATCTTTTCTAATAAACAATTAAAGGGTATAGAAGATCATGTCCCTGTAAATCAGGGAGATGTCGAATGGGAGTTAGATGAATATCAAAAACAAAGGTTAACAGAGTTGGGTTTACATAATGAAAAAGATGATGGGTTAGATTTAATTTCAAGAATATGAAAAGAACAAGAAATATTAAAAAGAAAAAACATGATCAAATAGTAAATGATTATGATAAAATAAAATCAAGACATCTTGAAAAATTAGCAAATAAGATTCTTAAAGATGATGAAAAAAACAATAAATTGAAGAGTAAAAATATAAAAGGTAATTTTTTAGATAAATTTTAATATGGCTATAACGATTAAAGTAAAAAATACTGAAGAATTTGAAGAACTAATTAAAAATAAGGATTTAAGAATATCAAAAGCAATAGTAAGTGGTATTTTAGAAAACTTAGTTGGTAAAAAGAAAAATATTTACGTATTAGAAATTTTCCTTAAAGATGAAGACTCGATAGTAGATATAACAGTTCATAGAGATGATTTTGTTGAAACGTTAGAAGAAAATCTAAAAACCTTTATACATCATGAAGAGTATGAAGCTTGTTCTGGAATTAAAAAGGCAATTGATTATTTAAAAACATAACATTATGAAAATATACACATACGATAAAAATAACTTACAATATACACCTATAAATTATGCCACAACATTTTTAAAAATTGCATTGGTATATTTAACTTTATTCTTATTTTTAGGATTGACAAATGCACCTATAGAAAAAGAATATATAACTAACACCGAAAATATCTTACTAGTTGAAGACATGGATACTTTTAATGAAGAATTATTAATATTAGAAATAAAATCCTTAAATTTTAAATTCCCCCACATAATATTAGCTCAATCTATTTTAGAAACAGGTCATTATAAATCTAAAATATTTAAAGAAAATAAAAACTTATTTGGAATGAAAGAGGCTCGTGTTAGACTTAATTTAGCAAAAGGTACTCAATTTGGACATGCTTATTATGATAATTGGAAGGAATCACTTACAGATTATGCGTTATGGTACTCAACATACGCGTATAAATGCAAGACAGAGAAACAATTATATAAGTTGTTGGATAGGCAATATGCTGAAGCTACTGCATATGTATCATCGTTACAACAAGTAATACTAATTAATAATTTAAAAGAAAAATTCGAGTAAAATGGCAAAGATAGTTACATCAAATTCTCCGGCAAGTACTAAAACTAAAAGACCTGGAATACATTCAAAAACAAAAACAAGTAAATTACAGTCAAGTAGACATTATAAAAAATCCTATCGAGGGCAAGGTAGATAAAACCAAATGGCAAAATTAAGTAATAGAGAAAAATTAATGTTTAAAGATTTAAATTTTATTGATATTTTTAATTCGTTTGATGAAGAATATCTAAAGGATATGGCTATGAATAATCCTAAACAGTTAGAAAAAATGTGTTTGTTTTTATGTTTAGATACTCAGATTTTAAAAGAACAAATGGAAAGTAGTTCTAAAAAATTTAATTCATAAATGATGATTTATATAGCCATATTATTTATATTAATGATGGTCTTAATATGTATCTTAGGATATGAAATATATTTACTGAGAAAAGAAATAGATGAATTAAAAGAATCTAATTTAGAATTCCAACAAGAGGAAAGAACAAAACGTGAAATAGGTTGGGATAGTATCTGGAAGATAGTAAACAAATATGAATAATATAATATGTATAATAAAATAAAATAAAATTAATATGACTCACACTTATACTATACACGATTTACTAAAAGACTCAAGTACAGGAGTTGTATCAAAAGTTTGGTATGGCATTACAACTCAAGTTGGTGGAGATTCTAATATGATTCAAGAAATAGTACACTTAAGTGGATCTAATTCAGATGATGGATTTATAGCTTATGATAGCTTAACAGAATCAGATGTACTAGGTTGGGTACATGCAACTAAAGATGAAACCTATGTTGAAACAGAAGCATCTCAATCTTTTGAAAAATATATAAAAGCAAAAAATACGTCAAACGGATCACTTCCTTGGTAATAAAATTTGGCTCCCCAAAATAGGGTTCGTATATTCACGTCATAAATAAAGGTTATGGCACTTTGGAAATTCACAAATTTAAATAAATACGGTAATCCTAGATCTAGAATTATCTACAAACCTGATGGAATAGCGTTTTCACATGGTCCTGGATTTGGATCATTTGTTAATGTGCAAAGGTTTAAATATAAACATAAACATGAAATTTTACCACCATCATTATTTACTAATGTTAAAGGTGAAAAATTTATTGTTCCTGGTTTTCAAAAAGTAGATCTAAATACTACTTTAAATGATATCCAATGGGTTAAACCTAAAATTAAAGTTACAAGAAGCAAAACAATAGAAAAAACATTTAAAAGTAGTAGTAATGATAGTACCTACACAACTAAATACTACCCAGATTCTGGTAAATATTTTTGTGAGTGCCCAGGTTCTTGGAGATCAATGGGTAATTGTAAACATATAAAACAAATGAGAAATGAAAAAAACAATAAAGGAAATTAAAGAAAATCAAAAATACCGTCAAGGTAGGAGTAAAGAACAAGTAAAATCTCATTATTTTGGAGCAAGTATTTCAATAACAGGTATTATACTATTATTTTTATATAGATTATTAATTCATATTTTTAACTAAATGAGTAGAGGAAGACCATCAGAACAAGTAGAAATAATAAAGAAATACAATCAAGTATTTTATGAATATCCATCTAAACCAGAATTAGGAGAAACTACAACATGGTACTATGACTTAGATAAGTCCCCAAATGGCCCTTATAAAGTAGAAACTAAATTTCCTAAAGGAGTTAAATATCCTAAGGTAAAAATTGAAAAAAATAAAACATACGGTAAAATGCCAGTAGTATTAGTTTTTAAAACTTCCAATAGAAGTAATGCAAAAACTAAAATGAAAGTTTGGAGAAATACAAATATAGATTATATCATATCTGCCAACAAATTACCAGGTGTACCTGATAAAGCAATTATATTACACTTATCAATAGGTGAAAATTTTGTAAAAAAATATAAATTAGCATATAATCTTTAATATGTATAATAAAAGAATAAGATAATGGCAACAAGAGCACTTATAGCATATTTAGATGATAGTAAAAAACTTACTAGCACTTATAATCACTACGATGGTTACCCAGATTACCTAGGTAAAATATTATTAAATCATTTTGACGATGATACAGCTGCTAAAGGAGTAGCTATGGAGGGTTACATTTCAAACATAGATGAAGATGGAACTATTAACTCAAAGTACGATGAAGCAGCTGATACAGAAATATTAGATGAAGAATCATTTTCGGCAGCAATGCAAATAGGGGGAAAAGTAAATGAATATGGTGGAGATTATGGATATATTTGGTTTAATAAACAATGGAATACTATAAAAAATAATGGTATTGAAGGGATGGCAAAGCAAATAGTAGAAGAATTAGAAGAATCTGGCATGTTTATGGTAGATGAAAATAAAGAAAAAGATATTATGAAAGAAGGTTACGAAGCAAAATGGGCAAAATTTTTAAATGAAGCAAAAGAAATGGATTTTAGTGTTATAAAAAAATTCATTCAAGATGATTTACAAAGAGGTGACAGAGAAGATCCGGCGTTAGATGCTTACATTGAATCACTTCAAAGAGACTTTGTAGCCGGCAGAGGTGACGCTTATAGTGATTATGAAATGGACGACTATGTTGAAGATTTCCAAAACTATGAAGCTGATAAAATGGATTCATAAAAATTAATTAAAGACTTATGCAAGGGGATTTGGCTTAGCCAGATCCCCTTCGTATATTTATGGTATAAATAAAAAATAATAAAGGTTATGTTAAAAACAGAAAAAAAAGTACAAAGTAAAGTAGTTAAAACTCCAACACTAAAGCTAAGTGTAAAAACTGTCAAAATGAAGAATTTAAATTTTGATAAGAAATTATTCGAACCAATGGCTACTGGAACCAAAGTTGATGCATTTTTTAGTGCAGAAGGTGGGGTTATGCCTGGTACAAATGTTGTAGTTACTGGTGATCCGGGAGTTGGTAAAACAACAGTATTATTAGATATATTAGGTGATCTTCAATCAAAAGGTAAAAAATGTTTATTTATAAGTGGAGAAATGAATGCTATCGATATGGTAGGTTATGTTCGTAGATTTCCAAAATTTGGAGAATTAGATATATTATTTATGGGGGATTATGCTGAAGTAAATCCTGATGTGGTATTAAGAACAGCACTTAAAGAAGGTTATGATTGTGTATTAATAGATTCATTAGCAGAAATAAGTGATAATTATGTTGATCATTTTGGAGGTACTGGTAAATCAAATACTAATAGAATACTTCAATTACTTGATGAACATAACCAAGCAAATAATCACGGAAATGTTAATACTACATTTTTGATAATACAACAAGTTACTAAAGGTGGAACATTTGTTGGGTCAAATAAAATAAAACATATGACAACAGCAATGGGTCATTTAAAATTTGATAGTGATGGTGGTAGATTTTTTCACTTTAGTAAAAATCGTAGAGGTGGAAATGGTAATAAGTTGTTTTTTAATTTAAATAGTAAAAATAAAGTTAACTGGTTATTTGATGAGCCAATAAACATGATATAATATGAGTATAATAACGTATTTAATAATTGGAACAGCATTTGCTTTTTTAGTGGATATGGCTTCTAACTTGGTAGGTGAAAGAGTATTTAATACATTGGAGAGGATAATTGCAATTATAAGTTGGCCTTTAACTTTACCTATTTTTATAATAGCATTTATTAAAGAATTATTTAAAAAAGAATAAGTTATGATTATTAAAGATTTATTAATTGGAGTTTTTATGTTTTTTATAGCTCACGTTTTAACATTTTTTCAATTAAATGGTCAATTTCTAAAAATAGATTGGTTTAGAAAAAATGAAATGTGGGTAGCAGCAGCAGGTATGATTTTATCATTCTTTTATATTTGGGGAACTAAATATGCTGTTAGTGGGTTTGGTGGTTTACTATGGCCTGCTAGATTTATTGGGTTTGGAGTTGGAATGATTATTTACACAATGGGTGTTAGTTATTTTTTTAATGAAGGAATAACAACTAAAACAGCAGTTAGTTTAATATTATCATTAGTGTTGATTTGTATACAAGTATTATGGAAATAGATAAAAGAAAATATTTACTAGAAAATGGATGGTGGGCTCACTATCATGATAATTGTTGGTTTGAGTCATCTAAAGATGAATTTTATGTCAAATTTGACCGTGTAGTTGGATTTAGACCACAAAGTGAAGGTATAACATTAGAAGAAGCATATGAAAAGGCGAGAATATAAGGGTTGTGAATGGGAAAGCCCAATTTATAGACAAATAATAGCAGAAAAAAAAGCTAAAGAAAATAAAGAAATTATAAATGAATATAAAACAAAGCGAGGTAAGTATAGTAAGTAAAGTCGAAAAGCTCTTACTACAAATATCCAGGACATAATATGTATATATGATGATAACAGATTACTTAAAGTATGTAAATAATGAAGCCTATGTGGTTAAGCGTGAGACGCCCGTTCATATGTTTGCTAAAAAAGGAGAAAATAAGTTAAATATGGAGCTCCTACAAGCATGGAGGGATTACTTAGGATGTGATCATGTTTTAAGAACCCAAACGCATTTTTTAATGTGTGAAACAATTGCAGATGCAGAAATAATTGAGTAATGACAAAAGTTAGTTATGATGAGTTTGATGATGAAATGAATCCATTTCATCCTTGTTTGAAATGTAGGAGTAAAGAATTTAGTATGAATTGGAATACTGGATTATATACTTGTGATAGTTGTGGTGAAAGTTTAAAAGCCGAAGTAGAAAAAAAATCTAAGCGTGTTGTAAAGCGCTTTAGAGGATTAAAAGATGAAGATGAAATTTATTAAATTTATATTAATTTGGATAAGCCAACAGCTAGCTATACCCTTTTGGATGGTTGGGCACTTTCACCTTTCGCTTTCATTAGATATTTATAGTGACGTAGAAATCCTTTTTGCTTCGCTTGGGATGAATTTAATTGTTGCAATTGGGTTTTGGTTAGATTGGAAGCAATATTCTAAAGCTAAGTCTGACCATGTTAAAATGTTACAAGAGCAAATTAATCATAATAGAAGGTCGCTTAGTAGTACTTCTAGTACTGTTAACAAAATTGTAGAGGAAATTTCACAAATGAAAGTATATAAATAATATGAAAATAGTAGTAACTGGAGGATTGGGGTTTATTGGGTCGTCGTTTGTAAAAATGGCTAGTTCTAAAATGGCACACGTAGTTGTTATTGATAAGAATACATACGCTGCAGATCGTAAGAGATTAAAGGGTTGGACGTATGATTTTGTACAAAGAGATATTTGTGATGATGTTGAATTTGCTTGTAAGGATGCTGATTATATTGTTAATTTTGCAGCAGAATCTCATGTAGATAATTCTATTAGTAATGGTTTACCATTTATTAGATCTAACGTTGAGGGCACATTTAATATGCTTGAAATAGCAAGAAAAATACCTACATTAAAGAAATTTATTCAAATATCTACGGATGAAGTTTATGGTGATGTGTTAGAAGGGGTAAGTGAAGTTAATGATAATATTATTCCATCTTCATATTATTCTGCTACTAAGGCTGCTGCCGATCATTTAGTTATGGCTGCTGGGAGAACTTATAATTTACCATATTTAATTACTAGAACTTGTAATAATTTTGGTGTCCATCAACATAATGAAAAATTTTTACCAAAAATATTTGACAGCATTAAAAATAATAAAGAAATTCCAGTATATGGGGATGGTGAGCAGGTAAGAGAGTGGATTTGGGTTGAAGATAATGTAAGAGCTATTTGGGATGCTATGTTAAATGATGTGGGGGTAGTTCATATAGGAAGCCATGATAGGTGGAGTAACAATCAGATAATACGCTCAATAGGTGAAATTTTAGGTAAAGAAGTTTCATTTAAATATGTTAAAGATAGATTGGGGCATGATAGAAGATATGCCTTAAATTCAAATAATGAAGTTACTTATAAATTAGGTGATTATTTAAATGATATTGAAAAATGAAAAAATGGATTTGGAATAAGTTTGGGAAAAAGTGGTTTCGTAGTGAAGTAACTGAGCAAAGGAAGGTGCAAAATCAAAGAAGTTACATTAAAGGCATGTTAAAACACCCGCAAAAATATTTGGAGAACTGAGGAATTGTTCGTATATTTACGGGTAAATGAGGCGCAAAGCCATGCATTTAAAATTAAAATAAAAGTTATGTCAAAAGAAAATCAAGTTCTAGAATTAATTGATGGTTATGCAAATGGTTTTATTACAGATCAAGAGTGTAATGAAATGTGTGATTTAATATTAAACGAAATCACAACAATCAAAATGAATCCAGTAGAAAAATTTAATGAAATTGTTAATGAAATGATTAATCATTCAAACAATGCAGGTATTATAGTTGAATGCTCTGCTAATTTAGATTCACAAATGTATAACGAAAGCATTTAAGATGGTAGAGATTAAAGAATTTATAGATAAAATGAGAGCTACGTCAAGTAGCACTGATAAAATCGCGATTATAGCGCAAAGTGATGCGTTTATACGCGATGTAATTGAAGCTACATATAACCCTTACAAGCAATATTATGTTACAAGTAAAACGTGTAAAAAAAATAGTGAAAAAGTAGCAAGTGGGCCAGTAATTCCATTACTTAAATTACTAAATATGCTTTCTACAAGGGAAGTTACAGGACATGATGCTATTAAATTAGTAAATAGATTTGCTCAAGCTAATGTTGGTTGGGATTTGATTTATAAAATTATAGATAAAGATTTAGATATTAGAGTTGGAGCTTCTATTATAAATAAAGCAATTCCAAATTTAATCCCTACTTTTAATGTTGCATTAGCTCAAGAATATAAAGGTAAATGTGATTGGAATGATAGTTGGTATGCTTCTAGAAAATTAGATGGTGTTCGTTGTTTAGCTGTTACTGATGTTGATGGGAATTGTACACTTTATTCTAGAATGGGTAAAGAATTAACTACGTTAAATAAAGTAAAAAAAGCTATTGAAGCTACAGGTATTATTAATACTGTGTTTGATGGTGAAATTTGTTTAGTTGATGAAAATGGTGATGAAGATTTTCAGGGTGTAATGAAGCAATTAAGACGTAAAGATCATCAAATCGAAAATCCTGTATTTATGGTGTTTGATATGATTCATAAACCTGAATTTGATAATAAGAAAGGTGGTGAAGTATTATCATTAAGGTTAGCTAAATTAAGAGGATGGTTTAATGGTAAATTTATTAATGATAATACATTACGTTATTGTCAACAATATGAAATAACTGATGGTAGACACTTTGATATGTGGAGTCAAATGGCAGCTGATAAGAAGTGGGAGGGGTTTATGATACGTAAAGATGTTGGTTATGAAGGTAAACGTAGCAAAAATTTACAAAAAGTAAAGAAATTTTACGATGCAGAGTATGTTGTTGTTGATTATGATAATGATAATCATGAAGTAGTTAGAAATGGCAGGTCTGAAACTATCAAAATGTTAGCTCAAGTATGGATTGAACATAAGGGTTATAGAGTAAAAGTTGGTAGTGGATGGTCGCAAGAGCAACGTTTGCAATATATGGATGGATCAATTGTAGGTAAAACAATAACAGTACAATATTTTGAAGAAACCCACAATGATAAAGGTGGTATTAGTTTAAGATTTCCAACTGTTAAAGTAATACATGGAGATAAAAGAGAATTATAGGTGAAAAAAAAAGTATTAAATTATATTAAATATGTGCTAGAAGTACCTAGAGATGAATATAATGGTATGCCCACTTGTCCTTTTGCTAAAAAAGAACGTGAAGATAATCAAATTTATATAGATACTTTAAGTAATGGTAATGATTTTATAGTTTGTATGGATAATTTCATAAAATCTGGTAAAAAATCGGCAGTTTTTATACAAAATAATGAATTGAGTGAAAGAGAAACTAAACGTTACCAACACTTTTTAAATAATACATTAAAAACCTTAGATTTAAGTAATTGGAAGGTATTATGTATAAATCCTAATGATACTTTAGAAGTAGATGGGTTTAATGCTAGATCATTAGCTCCTTGCTTTATGGTTTTGATAAACAATAAAAAGGACATATATTATGCACATAAAAGTATGAAAAATACAAAATATTATGATAAAATGGATCCAAAATATAAAAAATATTTAGGAGTATGAGAGTACCTATAAAACCTAGTGGAAGACGTGCATTGCCCTTTTATTGGTGGAGACGTTATAAAACACATAAAAGTTTACCATATAAAGCATCACTTTTGAGTAAAATCAGAAATGGTGATTTTGAATACCCAGCTTATTTCCAACAAGCTGAGTGGGAATTACATTGGATGAAAGAAGAACAGGGGGATTTTATTGATAATTATCAAGGTCAAGATCCTAAACAAGATCGTTTATATCTAGACATCGAATTACGTGCTAGAAAACGTTATAATAAATTGTTTGAAGATGGTATGAAGACAGAGTATGAAAGGATTGCTGATTTAAAAACAAAATTATCTAAAAATTTTAAAATTAGTAAAGAAGAAGTTGAAAATGTTATGTCTGAATTTGGAGGCAACACAGAAAAGTTGTATTATCACATAGCAAAATTGAAGGGGTATAATTTAGATACAATGAAATTTTTTGAATAAATGGGGGATTAGCTCAGCTGGCTAGAGCGCTTGCCTTGCACGCAAGAGGTCATCGGTTCGACTCCGATATTCTCCACTATTAATATATTTATAATAAAATAGTTTTTAATGAAAAATCCAAAAGTTTATGTTCATGCTAGTTATGCTGGTACTACTGGTTATAATAACCACACCAGAGACTTTTTTAGACATCTATCTAAGTTAATAGATATTAAAGTTAGAAATTTTACTATAGGTAATAGTTGGGAAGGCTATAGTGATGAAGCTCATAACAATGAACCTTGGATAAATAATGTTGATAAAAAATTATTAATTGAGCAAACTTTATGGAATGCAGATAAGGGTCGTAGTGAATATCCTTTATATAAAAACTATCCTAATGATTTTAAACATGACGTAAATATAGTATTAGAAGAATCTAAACATCACTATTATTATGACCACTATAATGGGCCTAAAATTGCTTATAATGTTTGGGAGTCAACAAAACAAGAAGAAGAATTTTTTAATAAGTTATTAGAGTATGATCAAATTTGGGTTCCTTCTAAATGGCAAGCTAAATGCACTGTAGAACAAGGAGCTGATCCTAATAAAGTAAAAGTTGTTCCTGAGGGAGTTGATCATAAAACATTTTATCCTGAAGAAGTTACTCATAAAGATTATAATGATAATAGATTTAAATTTGTGTTATTTGGTAGGTGGGATTATAGAAAATCAACTAAAGAAATTATCCAAACTTTTTTAAGTACATTTTCTAAAAATGAACCTATTGATTTAATAGTATCTATTGATAATCCTTGGTCTGGAGATAGTTTTAAAACTACTGAAGAAAGATTAAAACATCATGGAATTGATGATGATAGAATTATTATAAAACATTTTCCTTCAAGAGAAGATTACGTTAAATATTTAAAAAAAGGTCATGTATTTCTATCTTGTGCTCGTTCTGAAGGATGGAATTTACCTTTAATTGAAGCTATGTCTTGTGGTACACCCTCAATATACTCAGCAGACTCAGGTCAAATGGAATTTGCTGAAGGAAAAGGTTTACCTGTTAAGATAAAAGGAAAAAAAGAAGCTAAATCCCAAGACTATCAACAATTTAGTTATGGAAGTGTTCCTGGTTATTTCCCCGAGCCTGATTTTGATGACTTAGGAAAAGTAATGAGGGATGCCTATGAAAATTATACTTCACATAAAACAAAAGCCCTTAAAGATGCTAAATTAATACATAAAGAGTTTAATTGGGATAATGTTGCTAAAATAGGAATGGATACTTTACAAGATTTTTTAAGTAATTTAGATAAAAAAGAAAATACAATTAATATAACCTATAATGATGGTCCTAAAGTTGAAATTTTAGGAGACGATTACAAAGATTATAAAGTTGAGTTTATTGATAGTAGAAATGGTAAAGTAATACATGAAGGTAATATTACTAATAATATGTGGGTTAATTGTGATAAAAAGTATTATATTCCATGGATTATAAAAATAAATGGTAAGGTAGTAGAAGAGTTTACATTAGAGGATAAAAATGTTTTAATAGAATTCGAAAGTTCTGCTATTGGAGATACTATTGCTTGGTTTCCTTATATTGAAGAATTTAGAAAAAAACATAATTGTAATATTATTTGTAAAACTTGGTGGAATGATTGGTTTAAAGAAGTCTATAAAAATATAAATTTTATTGAACCTGAGAGTAATACTAATAGTGATGTTTGTTATAAACTAGGATGGTTCTATGATGGTGATAATGCTATTGATTGGAGTAATAACTACCACCCAAATTCATTTTTGCCTCAACCTCTACAAAAAACAGCATCTGATGTTTTAGGATTAGAATTTCAAGAAATAAAACCTAATATAAAATCTTTAGAACTTTCTCCTATAAAAGAAAAATATGTTACGATATCCATTCAATCAACATCACAATGTAAATATTGGAACCATCCAACTGGTTGGGATGAAGTTTTAGATTATTGTAAGAAAAAAGGTTATAAAACAGTATCTGTAGATAAACACCCTAAATTTGGGGTTAAGAATTTTAAAAATAAAATACCAAAAACAGATTATAATTATAATGATAAACCTCTTGATGAAGTAATGTCTATTATAAAAGGAGCTGATTTTCATTTAGGGATTGGTTCTGGGTTATCTTGGGTTGCTTGGGCTTTAAATACTCCTGTAGTTTTAATTACATCATTTTCAAAACCTTATTGTGAATTTAAAACTAATTGTATTAGAATTTATAATGACACTCCAACCTCTGGTTATTTTAATTATTACAGGATGGATCCAAGTAATTGGAATTGGTACCCTTATAAGGAAATAAATACATTAGAAGATTGGTATAGTGTAGAAAATATAACCCCAGAACAAGTTATTAATAAAATAAAAGATTATTTAAAATTAAACTAAGAATATATGAAAAAATTATTACTTGTATTATCGGTATTACTAATTGGGTGTACAACATACAAACCAATAGCATCAGTTGACCCAATCTATGGTTACACTACAAACACAATAGAAAATGAGTGGGAGTTAGAACGGCTTCTAAGAACCGATTTCAAATTCAGATATGATTTCGCTCAATTCGCTATGAGGCAACCATTAACCTGGCATTGGAATAACAGAATGTTTAGATTTGGTTCTAGATTCAACAGATACAACTATTGGAATCCATACTACCCATACTCACAAAACTACAATTTTACATACAACTCAACTCAGATGTGGAATGATTGGTTATGGGGAATGGATAGTGGGTATTGGTGGAACAATTGGAACAATAGTAGTAACAATTGGTACAACGGCCCTTATAACAATATGGGATACAATGTAGTATGGAATCGTAGTAGGAGAAATAGTACTATGAATAATGTAAATGGTAGAGCACATGCTTCTATGATACAATCTACTTTAGAGCAAGATACAAACAAACGTAGAGTAAAACCAAACATTACACCTATAGTAACAATTCCTACTTATAACAACAAACCAATTATTAAAACAAAACCTGTTATAATAAATAATAATAACAGACCATCGTACAATAATAAACCATCTATTAATAATACAAAACCACTTCCAACTATTAATAAAACTTCTACTAATAGTAGAAGAAAAAAAGGGGGAAATTAATTTGGGATTTTGGAAATAAATTTGTATATTAATGTATGTTGTGACCTTTAAACAAAAATTAAAACAAAAATGAAAAAAATAGAAAACAAAATACCTTTATTTAAAGTATTTATGTCACCAACTGCTAAAAGTAAAGTTGGTGAAGTATTAGATAGTGGTTTTATTGGCCAAGGACCTAAAGTTGATGAGTTTGAAGATAATTTAAAAAATTACTTTAATAATGATTATTCTTTAACTACAAATGCTGGAACTTCAGCATTACATTTAGCACTACATTTGTTAAAATCTCCTGATGAAAATCAAAAGAATTTTGATGGGGTTGCATTTTGGGATGAAAAATGGCCTGGTTTGCAACCTGGAGATGAAGTATTAGCAACTCCTATGACTTGTACTGCTTCTAATTGGCCTATTTTAGCAAACGGGCTAAAAATTAAGTGGGTAGATATTGATCCTAAAACATTAAATATGGATTTAGAAGATTTAGCTAGAAAAATATCACCTACTACTAAAGCGATTATGTTAGTTCATTGGGGAGGTTATCCTAATAATTTAAGAAAAATAAAACAAATTCAAGAAAAAGCAAGAAATATGTTTGGGTTTAAACCAGCTATTATTGAAGATGGAGCTCATTCATTTGGATCTGAATTTGAAGGTAGAAAAATAGGTAATCATGGGAATTTAACTATGTTTTCTTTACAAGCTATAAAACATATTACATCAATTGATGGGGGTGTATTAATATCACCTCATAAAAAACTTCATGATAGAGCTAAATTACTTAGATGGTATGGGATTGATAGAGAGGGGGATAGGAAAGATTTTAGATGTGAAGCTGATATCCCAGAGTGGGGGTATAAATTTCATATGAATGATGTTTGTGCTACAGTTGGAATTGAAAATTTAAAACATGTTGAGGAAATTGTTAAAAAACATAGAAGTAATGCTGCTTACTATGACGATAATTTAAAAAATATTAAAGGTGTTACATTATTAGAACGTAGTTCTATTTGCAACTCAGCATTTTGGATCTACTCTATGTTAGTTGATGATAGAGATAGTTTTTACAAATATATGGATGAGTGTAATATTTCTGTTTCTCAGGTACATGAGAGAAATGATAAACATTCTTGTGTAAAGGAATTTAGTACCCAACTACCCAATTTAGATAAAACTATAGGTAAAATAGTTAATATTCCTGTTGGTTGGTGGGTTACTAATGAAGAAAGAGAATATATTGTAAATTGTATTAAAAAATGGAAGTAAAAAAAATGATTGAATTAAAATTACTTACTGAAAAAGATTTACCATTTTTGCTAGAAATAAGGAATGATGATTCAACTAGATATTACCTTGAAGATGATTCAATTTTTACTTTAAATGAATGTAAAAAATGGTTTGGATCCTTAGTTTCTCCATGGTATATTATAAACATAAATAACAATAAAGTAGGGTATATTAGAACTAATGGTTATGAAATTGGATGTGATATCCATCCTAAATTTAGGAGAAAAGGTTATGCAAAGATGGCTTATAAAGAATATTTAAAAGATAAAAAATATGCTAATTTAAAAGTATTTAAAGATAATTTTGCAATTGATCTTTATAAAAAATTAGGGTTTGTTAAAGGTGGTGAAGTTAAAATTATTAGGGGAAGAGAATATGTTAGTATGGTTTTTAAAAAGAAATAAATGGAGAAAAAAGATTTAATTATAATAAACGCTTACACCCCAGATTTTGAAAGGGAGGAGTTAATGAGAAGTTTCATTAGTCAAATAGATAAAACTAATTATGACTTAATGGTTGTATCTCATACTAAAATACCTGATGATGTACTTAATAAAGTTGAATATTTTATTTTTGATAAGGAAAATGAACTTTTAACTGATTTAAATTCTAAATTTCCACTTTTTTTTCAAAACTCAAATTTTTTAGTTTATACAACTGAAGCTAGGGATTATAACCACTCAATAGCTGCTTATAAATTATTTTATGTAGGAATAAATAATGCAAAAGTATTAGGATATAAAAAGGCACATATTGTAGAATACGATTCTGCAGTGAAAAATATGAATCTTTTTGATGATAATTCTAAATTACTAGAAGATTATAGTGTAGTGTGGTATAAAAGACCAAATAATCAAACACCTATTTCTATAAGTTTTCCTATGTCTTTTAATATTGATAATTTAAAAAAGGAATGGTTTGAGTGGGATAGAAAAAATATATTAAATTGTGGAGCAAAAACAATAGAAGATTGGCAATTGCAACAAATACAAAATCAAAAAGATACATATTCTAAAGAAGATAAAATAGAAATCTACGAGGATAAGAAATCATCTTTATTTGATGATTCTTTAGTTATAAATTTATACCAATCTCATGGAAAAGAACAATGGGTTTGCCCTATTATAGATGATAGTAATGAATTATCGATGTTTATTAACAATCAATTTGAAGATTTATTATATTATGAAGTTATAATAAATGGAACATTACTTAAAAGTAAAAAAACACCCCCACTTTGTTGGTCAACCCTTTATTTAGGAAATTGGGATAAAGTAGATACTCTATCAATTATAATAGATAATAAAAAATTAAAAAAATATGATTTTAGACAGATAGATAAAAAAAATTATAAATCTCTAAATTATTTGAAGACAAAACAAAACCCAGAGCATATAATGGGTCCAACTGCACAATAATGGAAAAAAGTTGTTTAATAGTAAATTTTTATTTGGGTGATAGAAGAAAATGCATTAAAGAATATAATGAAATAGATAGGTTATGTCTTTTAAAAAAGCAGATTTCAACATTACATTATTTTAATCACTCTTTAAGTAAAATTATTTTTAATTTTAATATGAGGAATGAGGATTTTAAATATGTTAGTGATATATTTAAACTCACACCTAAATTTATCCAAGGATCTGATGTTGAAATTCATTTTAGAGAAAATGTAGGAGGAAGCTATGGTGCTTGGAATGATTCATTTGAAAAATGGAAAGATGATTATGAATATTATATTTTTAATGAAGATGATTATTTTTTCATTCAAAATAATTGGGATGATTATTTAATAAATAAATATAATTCATTAGGAGATTGTGGTTATTTATGTGGAGTGGTACAAGAACCCTATTTTAGAAATGGATTTAGAAAAAATTTGGCTATGTCTGTGGGGATTGCATCTTCTGAAAATTTAATGAAAATATATAACAATGAAGGTAAAATATGCACCAATGATGGTAAGAATTACGTAGAATTAGAATGGGTTCAAAAAACATTTGCTACATCATTTTTAAATTTAGGACTAAACATATATGATATAAGAGATGACTACAGGTTAGCATTTGCTTGGACTGAAAAGGATGGAGTAGATATTCATAAATATTTTTGGTGGAATAAACATGATCTACTCATACCAGCATTTTTAATATTCCCCCATTCTGGGTATAAATGGTGGGCAACTACAGATGGACAGTATTTAGAGGGTTACTCAGGAACTACTGTTGAAGAAGGTTTAAAATGTTTAAATGAAGAAATTAATAATTATGACTTACCTTCATATAAAAAATTAAAATTAAAAAAATAAAAAATGGAAAAATTAGGATTTACAGCCGGTAACTTTGATTTACTGCACCCTGGATATATTTACACATTTGAAGAAGCAAAAAAACATTGTGATAAATTTTTTGTATTTTTACATGCCGACCCTTCTGAATATAGAAATAATAAATACAAACCAGTAGTTCCATTGTATGAAAGATATAAAACACTAATGGCTGTTAAGTATATAGATGGTGTTTATACTTACCAAACGGAAAAAGAATTATTAAATCTAATTAAATTTTGGAAACCCGATGTAAGAATATTAGGTGAAGATTACATAGGAAAATCCTTTACAGGAGATGATTTACCTATTGAAGTTATTTACACTACTCGTTCACATGAGTGGTCAACTACCAGAATAAAAAACTTAATTACTATTCAAACCTTAAAACAAAACCCAGATATAAAAAGTAAATTATGATAAAAAGTTATAGAGTAACATTTCAGGAATATGATAAAGATGAAGGTCAAACAATGGAAGTAAAAACAAAAGATATTGATTGGACTATAGAACAGATAGGAAGAAATAGAAATATTGAAACTATTAAATATAAGGAAATTAATTTACCAATTTATGATGATGATTTGAATGGGCCAAATGGGCATTTAGGTGTATAAGCGATAGAGTAAAAAATAAAATTATGAATAAAAACATTATTTTTCTTATAGGGTTACCGGGAGCTGGAAAAAGTTTTTTATGTAAGTATTATAAATCTCATCCTTTTATAGATTATATAATTTATGATGATTGGATGAGGGAATTTAAAGCAAGTGAAAACGTTAGTTTTAAAGATGATGTTAATTACGATCAACTTATAAATAATATTAATTTAAAGGAAAATATTATTATTAGTTGTATTGATTTTTGTAATAATGATTATTTATTAAATGCTGAAAATATATTAAAAACTCAATTTCCTCAATTAAAAATAGAAAGAATATATTTTGAAAATAATATAGAAAAATGTATAAAGAATATTAAACAAAGAGATAAAGAAAGAGGAGGATATGTTAAGGATGGTGTTTATTTTGGTTTACATATTCATAATGAAGCATTATATAAAAGAGAAATAAGATTTGCAGAAATGTTTTGTAAAGATTATAATATCCCCCCAAATTACTCTGCATTCCCTATAAAGGTTTCAAAATGAAATATTTTACAACATTAAGATACAGATGGCAAAAGTATAGACGTAAAAGTGTATGGGACTTGTAGTAATTAGCGTATATTACTGTAAGTTAGGCGTTATAAATTAATTAAAGACTTATGCCGATAGATTTGGTTACCTGAAATATTGTTCGTATATTTACGGCATAAATAAAAATAAAGGTTATGTTAAATAAACAAAAAGTTAAGGGTTTTAGAGGTGATTTTGAAAAAGCAGTAGCACAATTAGAAAAAGATTATGGTGTTACAATTTCATTAGGTACAATTAGGTTTGACGCTCAAGAATTAAGAGCCAAAATGACTGCTAAAGTAGGTGATGCACCTGTTAAAGCTTCAAAAGATGAGTTTAATAGAGGTGATATCGTAGGTATTAATCATAAAAAGATTAATAAAAATGATGAGTTTAAAGTTACAAAAGTAAATGGTAAGACCATTACAGTTGAAAAAATCAATGTTGAAAATGGTAGGATTGGAGCTCAAATGAGAGTTTCCCCAAGTTTATTATTTAAAAAATAAATTAAAGACTTATGCGAAGATATTTGGAGAAGCCAAATATTGTTCGTATATTTACGTGTAAATAAGGCATGAAGCTGGAAAACACAATTAAAATAAATAAAGGTTATATGAAAGTAAATTTAAATCCAACAAATTCAAAAGTAATTAATGGTGTATTATTTGTTACTGCACTAAAAGTACAAGCAATGTCTAACAAGTTAGTAGAACTTGTTGAATATGGCAATAATATTATGCATCCTTCTTTAGGAAAAATGTATCAATATAATGGTAAATTTTCAAGATCTAATTCGTAAGCCATGATTAGAGAAAAACAACAACAAACAGGTCCAATTATAATCGACCTAACAGGTCCTCAAGGTAATGCATTTTTCCTTTTAGGATATGCTAAAAAATTAGCTAAACAATTAGGAATAGATTATAATGAAATTATTGGTGATATGAAATCAGGTGATTATGAAAATCTAATTCAAGTGTTTGAAAATAATTTTGGTAATTTTGTAATTTTAGAAAGATAAATTATGAATAAGAATAAATCAAAAACATTAGGTAAATTAC